CAACCATTAACGTATTGCTATAGATTTAATTATAATACTGATTGAAAGGATGGGAGGAGAAAACAATGAAACATTTAATTTATTATTGTGTTTAATCTTATATCATATTTAGGAGCGAAAATCAAGAGTAAAACTGACTATTTTGTAAAGATTTGTAAATGATATAAACTATATATTAATTATTAAAAGATAGACTTCCTTGTCTATGAGGTGTAATATACACAAGTCAGATACGTTTGTCAATACCTAAATGAAATTATTTTATCGTTTGGTTATTATTTAATCTAATTCATACTCTAACAGCCTCCACACAACTTTCTAACAACACTTCCAACAATCGCTAGAAATACTAACACTGGAACACTAATAATTACAACTAGCATAACCAAGAATATTAAACAAAACATTATAAACCAACTAGCTAATAATATAATTAAATTTAAAATTAAATTCATTTATCAAACCTCACAACCTTTTTAACTTCTCTAGAGTCCGCAACAAGACCATCTTCTTTGTACCCAACATCATTCATAGTTGTTGATAGATGTAGTAGCTGTTCCCCTAGATGGGAGTATTCAAAATAAATAAATGACGGAGTTGTCTCCTGTTTTACAACATAATATTTGCGATCATAAAACCAAACAATCTCACCTAGAGCAAATGATCTACTGTCCTCTATTAACGAATTGTAAAACAAACCATACCTAACTTCTGAATTATGTTTTGATAATTCTAGAATCTCTTTGTTTGTTATATCAAATACTTTGAAAGAAATAAGAAGACTTCCTATAACAAAGAGAGCTAATATAACGATAATAAATATATTCATACACCATTAACCTTATTAAATTTCTTACCACAACGATAACAATGCTGTTCCGCTATAACAGTTCCTAAACGCATTCTAACAATAACACTAGACTTCTTATGAAACCTTAGCAAACAAAGAATATTCATATTCTACCCTCCAAACACATCAATTAACATAAACATCACTAACAAAGCTATAGCACCATACAATAAATATTCAATCATAATCACTCTCAATATACTCTCTAACTTCAAAATCATCAAAAGACAAATCATTATCTCTAATGAATCTGCACATCTGCTTATAAGCTACATCTTCTATCCAATATGACGAGGCATCTAAGTATTTCTTATTAATAGGGCATAAGATATATGTTTGTTTCTCAAAATCTCTTTTAAAGGGTAGATGCACAACAGCATCATCGTATTTGCAATATACATAATAATAATATTTAGTTTCACTTATTTCGATATCACTAGAATTAATCATTGTTTAAGCACCTCTGAAAATAAAAATTTAATTTAGCACAACAACAATAACAAAGTCAATATTAGCAACAATAAATTAGTTGTAACTTTTATAACTCTTTTGAATAGATGTTCTTGTCGATATCGAAGATATTGGCACAACAGATATGAATACTAGAGTTATCAATATGTGGATGTTTTGTATGAAAGAACGTTAGTGATAGAATACAACAACAGACGCTATTGCTTATAGACAGTTTATAAGTATTCTATAGAGTGTTCTTAAGTTATATTATAAGTATTAGTGTTTTTGTCTGCATACAATAAAACACTCTTTTCTTATAGAGGTTTTTAAGGTTGTTTATAGGTATTTTAATACATATTGCTTATAAGACCTAGAATATTTTATAGCTGTAACTATATGATTATAAAGGTTTATATTTTTACAAAATCACTAAAAAAGCAAGACTGTTGCTTACTGTATTGACAACACTAATCTTAACACTGTAAAATGTGCTAAATATTTTAAAGGAGAAAGAGTTTGAGTAAACCAAAAATCACTGTTCTTGATGCAATTATGGGTAACAGTAAAACATCTGAATTAAAGGATATTATGGAAGCTTGCACTAATCCAGTTTTATACATTACCCCACTACTATCCGAATCTATGACTGTTGTTGGTGTTTGTAATGATGATGGTGTGCAAGTTAAATCTTCTGATGGTGAATACATGTATGATGTAGATAATAAACTATCAGAAAAAAGGTTCAAGATACCTAATACAAAGAATGTTAATAACAGTAAGTTAGATAGTCTTGAGTTTATGGTCAGTAAAGGGTATAACATCAGTAGCACACATAAGTTGTTTAGTATGCTTACACCAAACATTGCTATGAAACTTAAAGAGTTGAAGTATTGCCTTGTTATTGATGAAAGTTTAAATTGTTGGAATAACTTAAACATTTATGACTTTTACAATGTTAAAGATGATAAGGTTACTTCTGAGGATGAGAAATCTGATCAGAAAACATCAGCAGTATCAAAGACAGATAAAGAAGTTCTAGGGCTTATTAGTACGGGAAACATTGTTGTTGATCCTGTTGGGTTGTTGCATTGGGATAGCGAAACTAATTATGTGCCTAAAGTTGGTATGTTACACCACGAATTAAAAATGCTATGTGACATGAAGCAGTTATATTTGTCTAATGGAAATGTTGTGTTTTGGGAGCTTACTACTGAGATTCTAAAATCTTTTGAAAGTGTTTACATTGGTACATATATGTTTGAATCTAGTATAATGTCTCACTATATGGATGTGCATGATCTTACTTACGATGTTGTAAAGTTTGGTAAGAAGCCATCTTTCTATAAACCATATATAGATATAATTCAAGGGAAGATGAACGATGTTGGTGATGGTAAGTACGCATTATCTTATTCTAAGCTTGAGGGTAAAACTCGTGTTAAAGAGTCTGTAAAAGAGACTAGACAGATTTTAAGAAAGAACTTAGATAACTTTTTTAAAAATAGATGTAAAACACATAAAGATTTTAACTTATGGACAACATACATTGATGCAAAACCGTCAATAATGAACTCTAGGTGCAATGTTAATTTCGTGCCTTATAATATTAAGGCTACAAACAATTACAGACATTGTAATAGCGTTGCTTATTTAGTTAATAACTTCCCAAATACCTTCCTTGTTGCTATGATCACAAAAAGGAATAGTAAGCGTAAGTTTGATCAAGACATGTGGGCTTTGTCTGAAATGCTTCAAATGCTATTTAGGAGTGCTATTCGTGGTGACAAAGAGAAAGGCGATGAAAGCAGACACATCAAACTATATATTCCATCACAACGTATGAGAAGCTTGTTAGAATCTTGGTTAAATGATGAATTTGAGGAAACTAAATAATGAAAATTAAACCTTTACTTAGCTGTGAAGTGAGTGTAGACAATATCAACTTCCCTATCTATGTATCAACAAAATTCGATGGTATTAGAGCTATGGTTATTGATGGTGTTGTCTACTCAAGAAGCATGAAACCTATTAGGAATGAGCATATTCAAAAGCTCTTTGGTAAGGAGGAATATCAAGGATTTGATGGTGAGTTAATTGTTGGGGATATTTATGCTAAAGATGTATTTCAGAAAACAACATCTGGTGTTATGTCTAAAGATGGTGAACCTGATGTAACATTCCATGTATTTGACTTATGGAATCTACCTAATGAAGATTATGAATCTCGTCAACGTACCCTACAAGATTTACTCTTGCAAGATTCGACAATGAGTAATGTTGTCTATACAATGATTCATAAGTGTCATACAGTTGAAGATTTAGAGTTCTTCTTAAAGCATGAAGAGAAAGTTGGCGGTGAGGGATTGATTGGTAGAAACCCTAAAGGTAGATATAAATACGGAAGATCAACACCTAAAGAACAATTCTCAATGAAGTTTAAGTTCTTTCAACAGGAAGAGTTCGAGGTTGTAGGATTTACAGAACGTATGCACAACTCTAATGAGCAAACACGGGATAATCTAGGTTATGCTGAACGTAGTAGTGCTAAAGATGGTATGATTCCTATGAACACTCTAGGGAGTTTAGTATTAAAGTATGGTGATGATACATTCAATTGTGGTACAGGTTTTACAGATGCTCTCAGAGATGAAATCTGGTTCAATCAAGAGAAGTATTTAGGTAAATTAGCATCAATTCGCTATATGAGTGTTGGGGCTAAAGATAAACCACGTGTACCGTCCCTTGTCGGATTTAGAGATATTGATGACATGAGTAAATAAAGTTAGTAATAATCCTTGAGTGTATGGTTGAATTACTGTACACTATAATTTTTAATATAGAAAATGTTCTTGGAGTAAAATATGAGTTGTTTAAATGGTTGTAATTTAGAAGTAAATGGATATAAAATCTTTGATATCTTAGATGATGGAGTTTATATTGCTAAATCTAAAGAAGACTTACTTGAGTATGTTAAGCAGTATGGTGACACTGAAGACATCTACGGATTATCAGAGCAAGAGCTTCTAGAGGAAATGAGAGAGATTTCTTTATGTTCTAAAGAAGCTACAGAAATTAAAGACTGGGGAGACGATGAAGTTGGTTGTATCTATGATTTATATAAAAAAGTAGCATCGACAGATCAAGGTATTCAAATGCTATTAACATATAATCCTTAAATGTCTGTAATTGCTAAAAATTAGCATGGAAAGACGTAGTAAGATATGTTTTGATTAATGTAGATTGTTATTGGAGATAGAGTTAAATGACTTGTATTGTTGGTGTTGCTAAGGGTGGTAAGGTTTACATTGGTGCAGATTCTCTTGGTAGTAATGGTTTCACAAAAGAGATTCGTAAAGAGTGTAAGGTTTTTAAGAATGGAGATTTCTTAATCGGTGGAACAACATCTTTTAGAATGTTGGATTTACTAAAGTGGAAGTTTAATCCTCCTACTGTTAAAGATGGAGATGATCTACACAAATTTATGGTGGTTGATTTTGTTGAATCTGTGAGAAATCTTTTTACTTCCAATGGGTTTTCAATAACATCTGATGATTGGAAGAGTGGTGAATTTCTCGTTGGTGTTAAAGGTAGACTGTTTAAGATTTCAGGAGATTTTCAAGTGTCAGAACATGATTATGTTTCTTGCGGTAGTGGAGAATATCATGCTGTTGGTTGCTTGTACAATTCAAAACTATCAAAACCTAAAGAAGATATTATTAAGGCTTTAGAGTGTGCTGAGAATTTTGTTGTAAGTGTCAGTAGACCATTTACAGTTTTGTGTATTTAATTTGAGGATTAATAATGACCCTAACAACTAAGAATCTAACAAACATCAACAAAGTTGCTTCCGAAGTTCATCGTAAGTATGTTGCAGGGACACATGCCAGTGAAGTATTTAGTAAAGAGAAATGTGGTAAGAAGTATTCTAAAGAGGATGTTGAGAATATGATCTGCCTATACATTTATGGTGTATATGCAACTAGAATGGGTTATATTTATGATGGTGATTCTGGAGAGTTGTGTAAAATCTATCGTAGAGATGTTTTTAGAAACTTAAACATATCATTCCAAAAGTCTAAGAAAAAGATTCGTGGTAAAATGGTGTTTGAATACGATAAAGAAAAAGTTATTGAACACTTTAAGAATATGCCAAAAGAGTTGCAATCACTATCTAATGGTGTATTATTTGAGGAGAGATTAACGATGGTTACAAAGATTTTAAAAAGTGAAATGTATTGAGGAGAAATAAATGAGAGTTTACGTTACTGTATGTTTTACTGAGAATGAAGGCACTAACAGGTTTACGGATTTCAATAGTGTAATTGGTGTATATATCCTAAAGAATCATGCAGAGGAAGCTGCTAGGAATTATATGGATAAATTACTTGAAGAGACTGGTGTACACTCAACATATCAAATATTTATTAAGGAGATTTAAAGTGTTCGAGTTAGACAAAGATGAAGTTATTAAAGTGTTGACACGTAACGCTATCAAATGCTTAGTATGTAATACTGTTTTAGAAAGTAAGCATCAGCATAATTTTCGTTCTTGCGGTTGCTCTAATCAATCGTTCGTTGACGGTGGGTTGTTGTATACTCGTACAGGAGCTAAGGATTTAGACTTAGTAGAGAACCTATGCGAGTATGTTGAAATGACTCGTGGTGAGCGAGATAAGCAACTTGAACAGCAGAAATTAGATGATCAAATTAAATTACAGAAGCGTATTGATAATGGTGAAATGCTTAATGTCGGAAGTGAAAGTAATCCACATTGGGTGAGTAAGGAAGTGTGGAATATTGTTATGAAGGTTTCTAAGAAATACTACCCTAATACTAAGAAAAAAAAGGAGTGATGTTGGAGATGAAGTATTTTGATGATATTAATAATTTATACAAGGTTTCCGAAATGTCTCTTGATGAAATGAAGGAGTTTCAGTTACAACAACTCAATAAAATAGGCACTTTGAGAAAAGAGGTACAACAAGTACGCTTAAAATTGGAGTTAGAGATTGTAGATTTACAATGTGATATCAATACTATGAGTATGTTGTTGAGGGCTAAACAATGAACACACAAGATTATATAGATAGTATTAAACAAAAGAATCTAGAGAAAGCTAAATGGGTTCTTAAGATGAGGTTCGGAGATGATTTGAATAAGCTTAAAGAGTTTTACGCAAATCGTCCATCAGAAAGTTCTTGGGCTGATTTAAGAGCAGTTATTGATGTATTGGAGAGTGAGAATAATGAGTGAATGGATAAGTATTGAAGATAATATGCCAAAGATAGGATTAGAGGTTCTTATTTGGTCTAAAGAAACTGGAAGAAGCGTTGCAAAGCGTGATTGTGATTTTCCAAAGAGTTTTATTGGAGAAGATAATTATTTCTTCTTTGGTGTAACCCACTGGATGCCACTACCAGAGCCACCGAAATGAATTTAACAAATAAACATTATACACATCTAGAAACAATAACACAGAATATTCTTGGGATTATTGCTGGGTTGATTATCTTGAGGTTGTTTAATATTCCATTTAGTGATAGTATTCAACTTCAAGTAATATTCTTTGTTGTTAGTTATATTCGTAGTTATTGTGTTCGTAGGATTTTTAGTAAGATATACTAAAGATTTAGTAATCTGTACTGAGTGTTGGTAAATTATATTAGGAGATATAAATTATGAGCGTTGATTTGAAAGTTGCTGATGAGGTTTGGTATGTCCCATCAGATAAAAGGCATAACAATCCTAACGGTTGTTTGGTTAAGGTAACTAAGGTTGGTAGAAAGTATCTATATCTTGGTGATATGAAAATGGAGTATTGGGACTTAAACGGGTTTTCAATTGGAAGTATCGTAGATTTCCCATATGGTTCTGTGTACAAGTCAAGTGACGATTACTATGAACACATGGAATGGGATAAATTTAAGAATAATGTTGGTAATTTAACCTTATCTAGAGAGCAGAAGAGAGGTGTCTTGACGATATGTAGTGATAAGTATGAATAATATTATTTAAAAACATATTGACAAACACTACATCAATGTGTATATTTAAATCTCAATTAATTGATAAAGGAACAAATAAAGTGACAAAAGAAAATGTGGTTTTTGATACATCAGCATCTCGTTATGATTTAGCAATCAAAGAGGTTGAAGAGCGTGTTAAATTAGGTTGGAGTGTTAAAGCTTCATTCATGTTGGGTGGTGGATACATTCGTGTAGATTATGTACGAGTAGACCCTAATCGCTATAAGGATGTTGGTAAAACGAATGAATCAGTATCTACTGATAGCAAATCATCAGGTTATGGTGGCTTATGTTCAGTAGGGTGTGAAGAAACTACTGAAGAGGCTACTGAAGTAGCTACACCAGTTGAATCAGCAGAGGTTAATGAAACCCCTGTTAAAACGACACGTAAAACAGTAGCTAAGAAAGCAGAGGTGAAAGATGCTTAACGATGGATACGGTATTGGTAAACAAGAAGGTTATGGTCTTGGAAGCACTTAACGGTAATTAAATTTAATATTTAATTAAAAGGGACAGTTTGACAAGGATGTCTAAATTACTTTTGGAGAAAAACATACAGTGAATAAGAGGACAATTCTAAAGCTCTTAGAAATGAATCTTAATGTTGATGGGTATAGGGGTGTTGTTGTAGCATCTAATCAATACATAATTGAAAAAGATTATTTAACACACCTTTGTAAACATCCACATTTGAAGTTTAATAAAATGGAGAATGAGGTTAAGAATGTTAATAATGATGCTCGTGTAAGATTCTATTTGAGTAATACTCGATTTGAACGTGTAAGAGGATTGAAGATTCATCATTGCTTTATTGATGATATCGGTGGTAATAAAGATTTACTAGGGTTGATTGAAAGTAAAGCTAAGAACGTGGAGTATCTTGAATATGATTAATACATCAAATACGATTAAAGCAAGTGACCTAAATGTTGGTGATAAGATTCTTAGTACATCTGGTATTGAGTATGAAGTGATTGAGAATAATGTTGGGGAGGCTATTTATATTCTTAGCAACAATGGTGAAGCTGGTCATATCTCTAATGGATTACACTTATTCTATGATGACATTGATTATTTAGATTACGCTAAAGATATTCTAAATATTGACTTGACAACATAGTAATAAACAACTAAATTTAAACTAAGATATAACGGAGAAGTAAAATGGAAATTAATGTAGTAAACTCAAACAACTTCAAGTCAACCAAAGACACTCGTGAAAAGCTGATGTTGAAGTTATCTTTGAAAGAGCAGAAGATGTTTAAAGAATTTCTTAAAAGTGTGGTGAGTGTTTAATATTATTTAATTAGGAGTGGAAGGGTATGGGTAAACAACGCAGTCGTCAATTACAAGATGGTCGTGGTTTCATTAAGGATGGAAGTGTTGTTGGTGATAGGCACACTCAGCGTAAGTATCGTGGCGATGGCATGGTTCTGAATGATCAGACGATCAAGCGTGAGAATTATGATTTTAGTTGGTTTCACCCAACAGAAGCACAAAATAAAATCCTTAAAAACATGGCTGAAAAGGATTGTACGCTTGTAGATGCACCTTCAGGTTGTGGTAAATCTAGTACAGTAATCTATCAAGCTCTAAAGTGGTTGCAATCAGGGTACTTCAATAAGATTGTGTTTATTAAAACTGGTTGTCAATTAGGCGTTGATGATGTGGGTTTTCTAGGTACAAACGAAGCTAAGTTCGATTATCCACTAAAAGCAATGCGTAGTATCTTTGAAGATTTCATGTCACCAGAGAAGCTTGCAATGGAAGAGAAGCTCGGTCGTATTGAGTTTATGTTTCCAAACTGGTTAGGTGGTTCTACTTTTGGTAGTCATAAAGATGGTAAAACTATTCTGATAATTGATGAAATGCAGTGGTTTACACCTGACATGGTTAAGCTTGTCCTTGAGAGACCCAGCGATGATTGTAAGACTATCTGTATGTTTGATAGTGACCAACGATATTCAAGCAAGAAGCGACCAGATGGGGCTAAAGACTTATTGAATCGAATTAGCGCGATTGAAGACGGTGTTCGTATTATTCAGGAAGATTTGTTTGGTTACACGAAATTAAGCACAAATGAAAACAAGCGTGGAGCTTTATCTCGAAGAATTACGGAGTTGTACAAGAACTTCGATTTTGATAATCAGTAATGTGAGGTCGAAAGACCTCCTTTTGGAGAATATATGGGAAAAATTATTGGATGTGTTTATAAGGATTTCGCAAAAGGTTGTAATGACCATTACTACGACAACGTGACTATTGAGAAGTTTGACGATCGTGGTTTTGATTATCTTTTAACGCAAGGTGACGATGTTGTTGGGCTAACTGAAAAACAATTCTTCACCTTGTACATGGAGATGAAGCGAGAGATTGACAATATTAATAATGAGGAGAGTGATAAGTAATGGAAGAAAATAAATACCCAAGTATCCTAGCAACACCTCTTGGTGGTACGCAATACGTTGTAAATATTTCTCAGATGTTTGGATCACCTTACACTTTCGATGAAGTTATTTACATTCTTGGAATCGCAAGCCCAGACGATGTTATAACATTTAAGATCAACAGTGATGGTGGCGATCTATTCAGTCTTATTGCTTTGAAAAATGCTATTAAGATGTCTCAAGCGTATATTCGTATGGAATTGTTAGGTCTCGGAGCTAGTGCTGGAAGTGCATTATTCCTTTGTGATGCTAACGAGTATATTGTTGGTGATGACAGTTGTATGATGATTCATAACATGATTTGTGGTGTTGGCTATGATGACACACAAAAAATTGTTACACGAGCTATGCACAATGCTAAAATCAACGCTAGATTTGTTAAGGATGCGTACAAGGACTTCCTTTCGTTAGAAGAAATTGAGGCTGTCATCAACAACTCTAAAGAGATATATTTAGAGGATTTTGAAATTCGAGAACGATTAAAACATCGTGAAGAGATGAAAGGTAAAAAACTCCAACAGGATATTCAAGATCAACTAGATACTCCTGCTGATTTATCTGAACACTCTACAGAGTCTCTTGAAGAGGAATTAAAACTCCTTGAGCTTGATAAGAAAGATATTCAAGCAGAGTTGCGTAAACGTAAGAAAGAAGTAGTTAAAGCATAATTAATTTTAATAACACCTATTGACGAAAGTTGGTAGGTGTTTTATTATGGTCACACATTGTTAATTAGATATTGGAGTTTAGTTTGAAAGGTTTAAATGTTTTAAGTTACTGTGATGGTATGTCATGTGGTCAAATAGCTTTAAATGAGTTGGGTTTTGAGATTGAAAATTATTATGCGTCTGAAATAAAAGATACGGCAATTAAGGCAACTAAGAAAAATTTCCCTAATACTAAGTATATTGGAGATTTAACAAAGTTGTCTGATGAAGATATTATTTCTCTCGGTGAGATCGACCTGTTTATTAGTGGAACTCCTTGTAAAAACCTTTCAGGTGCGAATAAAGAGAGACTTGGACTTAAAGGAGAGCAATCTAAATTGTTTTATGACTTTGCACATGCTTTGAGTGTAGTAAAGCCTAAATATTTCTTCTTTGAGAATGTTAGAATGTCGAAAGAAGATGAAGATATTATAACAAGTATTCTCGGCGTTAATCCAGTTAAGGTAAACTCTAAGATAAAAGTTGCAGCATTAAGAGAAAGATTATATTGGACAAACATACCGTTTAAAGGCGATTTGTTAGATACTGGGATTAAACTACAAGATGTACTAGATTGTGGTTGGACAGATCGTGAAAAAGCAAGATGCTTATTGGAGAGTGATTCAAGACCACTATCGACACCTGTAAAAATGTTTCATCGACACTATTCCACAGGCTTTACAACTGCAATATTTTTATCTGAAGAGCATTATAAAGATTGTGTTAATCACTATGAAAAAAATTTCAAAGGTTTGAGTGCGAGTGAAATATTTTACGAAGGTGATGTGTACGATGGTATTCGATACTTAACAACACAAGAGCGTGAAATTTTACAAGGTGTGCCTGTTGGTTACACATCAATCTTAACACCAAATGAATCTGCAGGGCTTCTTGGAGATGGTTGGACAATTGATATCGTAAAAGAATTTTTTAAAGGTATGCGATAAATTTAAGAACAGAGTTGACTTCGTGTTAGCTCTGTTTTATTATGCGTATTAGAAACACAAACAACTTAACAGGGTACTTAGGATATGTCATTAAAGAATGCTCTAATGGGCTTTAAGAAACAACTCGAAGATAAAGCTACAGAAGAAAAGATTGCTAAGATGTTAGCAGAACAATCAGATATTCTTAATAAGGGTATGGCTAAAGAATCTAAAGCCAAGCCTAAGAAATGGTTTGATGAGAGTGTATTATATAATGGTGGTAATACACATTACAAACTAAATGATAAATGGTATCGAATTAGTGTTGATTCTAAGAGTGATGTAGAGTACACTCAGTTTAAGTTTCATACAACAACAGCTTTAGGGTATGTTTTATATATTAGTGCTAAGACATATAAAGATGCTCAAGATGTAGTTGATGATATCTTTGGAAAGAAAGGTTTATATTTAGTTAGTGCAACATAATTTTAATTTAGGAGATGTGGTGTTATGAATGATTTATCTAAACAGTTAGATAAGGATTTATCTAAGGTATTCTTCAATAGTGTTGAAGAGATGAATGAGTGTTATGGTATTGATGCGGAGTTACCTAGTAATTTACATAGCAACGCAGACTTAGTGTGTTATGAGATTGTAGAGCCATTTGTCTATGAATGTTTGGGACAGTATGTGCTTCTAGGAGGTGGTTTTTACCACTTAGATAGTAGTGGAGAACCTGCTGTACATAGCTTTAATGGAATCAAATCTGAATCAGCTATCGTTGAAGATGATTTATATAAGTACGAAGGGCGTTGTTTTGTTTATGTACGTGTAAATGAGTATTTGCGAAAACACTTAGAGAAAACTTTAATTGGTTGTGAGTTTGTATATCGAGATAACAAATCAGAAGCACCATATCGTAGATTTGTTCACAGTGTTGAGGCTAGAACGTCAGGGATTGTTGTTACAGATCAAGACGGGTTGTCAGGATACTTGAGTGAGCAACTATTCTATCCAGATGACTACAGTGACCCCATCCCTTATAAAGAATGGGTTAAGAAAATTAACGAACAAGATGTAGAAGTGGAGGTTTAAGATATGGAATTAGCTTTATTGGTTTATTTTGCAAGTGTTGTTGGAACATTCTCTGCATTGTTGGGTTTATTCTCATTCGTATTGCTTGTTATCTCTATGGTATTTGCTGGTACTTTATTGGCTAGTAATCTTGGTGTTAAGAAGCGATATGGAGAAACTGATGAGGAGTTTAACCATCAGTTGAAGATTAAGTCTATACTAAATAAGGGCGTTAAGTGGACAATCCCTTTGACTATTATCTTTGCACTAGTATCAGTTCTTCTGCCGACAGAGCGTACAGTGTATTTAATGACGGCAGCGTATGCAACACAAACAATTGCTCAAAATGATCGTGTTCAAAAGATTGGTAGTGATGTTTTAGAAGTGGTTGAAAAGAAACTTAGTGAAATGAAAGGGAATAGTGGGGGATGGCAATGATTAAATTACAACTAGCAAATAATTTAGCACAGCATTTCCACCGTGGTCAGAAGTATGGTGAGTATGATTACTTTGAATATCATTTAAGAGGTGTTGTTGATTTGTTGTCAGAAGTTAGTCTACTGCCAGTAAAAGAGGATATGATTATTGTAGCCTTATTACATGATATCTTAGAGGATACTTCTTGTGTTTATGGAACGCTAGCAAATATCTTTGGTGTTGTTGTAGCAGATACAATAGCAATCCTAACTAAGACAGGAGGAGAAGTTATTGAGCAATACTTATTCGGTGTTTGTAACAACCATACAGCAAGAATGGTTAAGTTTGCAGACAGTTTATTTAACTACAGGGAATGCGTCAAATGTGGTGATCTAAAACGTGCTGAGAAGTATGAGCGTAATTTAGAAGTGTTGCACGATAAACAAACAATGTTTAGTCTAGAGAGGGTATTTTAAAATGAAATACAAACCAGAGAATGTTAAAATGGTCATAACACATGATGGTGTTGAGAAAGAGGTACAAGGGTTTGATGAATCAGCGTGTTCTGATGAATGTTCAGTAGTATCAGGAGAACAAATAGAATGTGTATTCCATAGAGTCTCAAAGACTAAAGAGGATTCTAAGAAGCCGAAAACTAAGTCATCACGTTGTAAGGACACTATAGATTGGGTTGAAGAGGAGTATGGTGATGCTTATAAAAAGCCAAAGAAAGGTGAGGTTGGATATTGATGAATATTAAAGATAAGATACAACAAGATTTAGATAAGCTACAAGTATCTAGTGAAGTTGATCAACTGCGGAAAGCTTTGAACATCTATATGGTTAGATTGAACAATTACCTTGTAAATAAAGGTTCTATGTCTTTTGATTATTATGGTGGTTGCTTTCACTATCACGGGTACTTTGACTTTACAAAAGGTGTTCTATTTCTCATGGATTGTAAGAATGAGTTAGTTACTATAGAAGTATTTGGAGGACAGTCTTTCTACGTTGTATTTAAGTTTTATGCTAAATCAAACAACTTGAGTTACTGGAAGCATTCTGTAAATTCACCGAATGCTAAAGAAGATATAATTGCACTAATTGAAAGGGTTGAATCTCAAACTATGGAGTTGTCGTATGTGTAATTGGATTTGTGTTAAAGAAAGAACACCAACAAATAATGAGTCCGTTATGGTAGGTTTATTTGATAATTATGGTAACAATGGTGTAGCAAAAGCTTGGTTTGCTAATGATAATTGGTATTTAGATTGTGATGGGTTACGAGCGACAGATGATCATTGTATATACCTAGACATGACAGTGACACATTGGCAAGCTTTGTATCAACCATCCAAACAGCAAATTAAGGAGCTAACACGAACGTAGAAGAGCACTTCTTAGATACACAAACATTAGTGGCATTATTAGTTTGATTGAGGATATGTAGATTATGAAGATTCTTAGCAAGTTATTCAAAAAGAATGTTGTTCAAGACAAATCTAGGAATACAAAGGAGTGGTATCTTGAAATTAAGAGGAAACAGGAGGAGGATGAAATAAGTGCCGAAGTTTTAGAATACAGCTTATCAGTAGATAGAGAGTTAAAACGTAGATTCAATTTATTTTGCTATGAGCAATACAAAACACTTTATCATATTGAGCATAACTCTGAAGTTGTGTTTAATGAAAATATTCTGTACGCTAAAAGACTTTGCAAAGAGTTTAAGTTCTTTGATGAAGATTTTACCTGTGGTGATTGGAGGTTTGAGCGATGTTACTCAAAGTATCCCGATATTTACTACAAGGACATTGGTGTCTCGATTGGTTCTATTTTAGATACTGGTGAGTATTATATATACACAGGGGTTTTCGTTACATTTGAAATGATTGGTAGCGAGTAATATTATTTCTGGAATTTTGTTTTGGAAAATTTTTTAAACCTCACCTTTTTAAATAAGGGGGTGGGGGTATATTTCAAAGAAATATCGTGTTATTTTAGATAAAATATGGTGGAGAGTTAAGTGAATAATAGAAAACCTTATAAAGAAAAGTTTAAAGATTTTATAGATGTTAATTCAGAAGTGGATTGGATGAAATGTCGTGGTGATATTGATGGGTATTTAGTGTATTCAAACACTATCACTAATAAGTTTATTGTTGCACGTAGATTCGATAATCATGAGATTTGGTATGAGTGTTACGACAACGGTGAATACTCTGATTATAGTTTCTCTAGTCAATCTCTTGCAGAGTGTTGTGAGTGGTTTGGGTTGAATTACTATAATTGGAAATAGTTTTAGAAAATAAAATTTGAGGGATACTTAAAACACCTTTCTAGGTTTTTTTGTGGTTTAGAATATCTTGAATGGTGTTTGATAGTGTGTTTTAGAAAATCTAGTATCTATATGTTTAAGGGTTAAGCACACCCCATTTTAGCACATTTTTTAACCAATCATGATTCTAAAATATCTGTAAATATCTAATATATAATGAGTTTTATATTGTTTTATACTTAAAAACACCCCTATGCGACCTTATCCAATAGGCTTTATAGCTTTATAAACGCTTTATATCAGCCGTTTAAGCTTGGTCAATTGTTTAATGATACTGGGGGCAGTGACTTGCCAATGCTTTATAGATTTAGGATTGAAATTGAGAATCTGATAATTTTATTTATAAGTTTTATTTATTCTTTTTCTTTGTTCTTATAAATAACTGTAATAAACACTGTGCCACTGTTAAGACTAACAACACATATAAACACCAGTACACCGTATACGCTAATATAAGCTCATTATAGCGTGTTTAATAGTTTAAGCTACTATGGTACATGATAGGTCTATAATCGTTCTATATGGGCTTATACGAGTGTTTAATGATGTGTTATATAGTGTATTGTATAGGATGTTTTATATATACGTAAAAAAGCCCCAGTTAAGGGGCGTATTGTGTGAATCACTGTATTGGTTACTTGATAGTGTAAAGCAAGCTATCAGCACAGAAGTAAGTAATAGACTTCGTATGCTCATCATCGTTAGCTATAACGCTTTCATTGCTCATAATAGCCTTATCAACTAAGCATGATAATTTATCTTTGTATTTTATGTTGTTTACAACGTCTAAATGTTCGTTGCCTTGTGAGTCAATCATAAGAATAAGTAGGATAAAAGTTTTCATTTTAACAACCCTTTTAAATACATATCTAACATTGTGATTGTACCGAATGAATCTAATAAAGTGCCTGAACACCATAAATCTATTGTATTAAATTCATCCAACTTTTTTGGTATGATAATTTGCATATCTTCATACATATTGTGAGCTGTTATGCAGTAGTCATGCTCACATATTTCCCAATCGTCTTTACGTAGTTCATAAGAGAACATTAAAACATAGTGCATTGTGATGTTTGTTTTCATTATTTAATACCTACAACTAAGCTAACAAAGACAACACAACACAATAGAATCATTGCACTAATAAGGCTTATCATGTCGCCAATCGTGTATGTATGTTTGTTAGTGTTGAACAATACAACGGATAGAAAATTATTCATAGCATATACGCCTTAAAGTTTTGACTTGATAAAATTCACTATATAGAAATGACAAAAAGATTGCAAGGGATTTAACAAAAGTTAAGCCTACAATCTTTATAGATTATTTTTCATTGTCCTTCATCTATCGAAATACCGTGGTCAATTATAGGCTTATAGTTTCTTAACAATACACCGTCTACGCTTATTCTAACTCCGTTTTTATTGGTGAAGTTTATTTGGTATATACTATCGTTTAAAGTTTCCCTATCGTCATCGCATAGCCTATCAATATGACATGTCCAATCTTTACTCATTATCATTTCGACTATATCATTATCCAACCTATTCAAAGCAAATTTAATTAATGTGTCCACCAATGTTTTTGATAACTCTTTGTTTGTGTCACGCCAGTAATTGTGTGTTTTATACCAACTATTATAAGAGTATTTTTTACTTGTTCCACTTGATATATTCATATTTAAAACCCTTCTGCTATCTCAATAACATTCAATCTTGAGTAATGGCTAACATGGTTGATCATAGCACGCTTAAAACGACCTTTGAATAACTCTAAATCATTCTCGCTCATTGTTCCATAAGACTTTATAAGCTTTTCATTCTTCATTATGTGACAACATACCGATACTGCGCCAGTTTGGGGATTAGTGTATTTATTGATTATGAGCATATTAAATACCTTTAATAAAACAATCTTTATATTGTGATTCTTGCAAGGCGCACATTGAATCATTGTATACATTAATTTCGTATAACTTGCCATTATCAAGAAAGACTTTATAAGCTGAATTGCTCCAACATACTTTAAAGCCATTTTCTAACGCTTGCATAATTTCTTGTTCGTTCATTTTCATTCACCACTCAATTGTTGAATTAATTTAATGTTACTTTCGGGCAATCAAATTGTAGCTTGTAATATTACCAATCATTTTATTGGAACGATAATTATAACGTGTCATATGATCATTACAAAATGATAGATTAAACTGTTTTTTAAAGCTTGCACTAACATCGTCCCAACACTTTAAGACTTCAGCTTGTAATGCATCTAAATCATTGCCTTTTATATATGACACTTCATTAGTGCATTTATTCTCAATTCCATCATTAATGTTTTTAAAGATGCTTAGTCTAGCCGTATATTCATCAATTGAACGTGTCTTTTTATAGCTGATGAAAGCATCAATTTGAGCGTGATTAACTGTATCATTCATTGTCTTAAACCCTATATTAAACTAATTTAAATCTAAAGTTAAAAAATCAGTAGAAACTAATATTTCACCACCGATATTTAGCTTTATAACAAAATAACTAGGTTCAAAAGTCTTTCGTAGAATAACGGCTTTATTGTCTATACGTTTGAAGTCTTTTGGCACACCTTTATAAATAACTTTGTCGCCTACTTTGAACATTTTTAAATACCTTATTTAAATCATTTTAAATTGTTGTGCATCATATCACTATAATACAATGCACGTGTTTAATGTGTTGTTAATCGTCTAATTGATCGTGCAATTCTTCAAGCTCACTTTCAAAGTCTTCAAGCTGAGATTCTAGTTCTTCAAGCTCATCTTTTAAGTCACAATACTCTTCAACGTCATCTAAATCATAACTCGATTCATAATCTGATTTAGCACAACGATAGGCGATAGGATCACAACTTTTTAAGATGTCACTAGGGTAAAATTCCATTCCAAAGATTGTCACTGATTCTTCAGATTCATCTAAAACATTGTCGAAGTCTTCCCCCGATATTTCATACTCAAAGTTATCAATTTCACTTTGTTTAGTTTCAATGTCTGCTTTGATTGCATCAATTTTAGATTCTAACATTTCGATTTGTTGGTTAATGTTCATAGTGCATTTCCTTTGGTGTTTAAGTGAAAATTAATATTGATTAGTTTAAATCTGAAGTGGTATAAAATCCACTTTCAATTTTAGCATACAATGATTTTTTAGATTCATTGGTATTCAAGAATTGTTTAAGGTATTTAAGCGTAGTATTGGAATATTCCAAAGCATTACTATCCAAAATAACCTTTCCATTTTCCTTGATTGCTACAATTGTTTTATAGCTTTGAAATACTGTTTTATTGCCGTTATCAATAATAAATTGGTTTGGCACTTGGTTGCCGTTGTTGCTATACATGTTTGAAACTTTCATATCGTTACACCTTTGTTTAAGCTTATTCGCTTTCGATGAAACAAAGATAACAATTTCAGTAAACCAATGCAAGCACTATTTTAAAATAAACTAAAAATAATCATCTAACATTCTATAAACACCTGAAATAAAACAAAAAACAATTATAAATATTTATACGTTTATAAGAATCAATGAATGAATCTAGGTTTTTTGATCAATTACCTATGACTAAATACACTAATCACAAGCTTATAAGGCATACCAATGCACTGGGTAACGCCGTGTAGCTTACTGAAACCAAGCATTATAAGCCCTTTCAATAGGTATATAAGCAACGCGTGCGAATACCATAAAAATAATTGTAAATCAAATTCTTCGGATAAATGGAAGTGTAAAATCACTAAAATAAATAATTAATATTAATAAAACTAATGACGAAATTCTAGTGCGGGATAAACAGGCTCAGAAAAAATAAGGAATGCCCCCAATTTTTTATAAAATTCTAGAAACTAGATTTCAATAATTATAATTTAATATTTTATTTAATTACATCAACTAATACAGCAACAACAATCTAATTATCTTCAATCATAGCAATCAATAAATCAAGGTGTTCTATAGAGAGTGTAAGGATTCTTTTAGAGTGTCTGTAAGGTTTGTTTAAGATGTTCTTAGTAATTCTTAGTTGTTCAGGATAGCACCAAAGACGATGTGAAGATTCTCTAGCACACTATTAAATCTCTAGCAATAAAATTATAAATTAAATTAGTGTATCATCAATTTAGACAATACACTGGTATGCGAAACTAATGCCGACCTGAAAATAGGATCGACAAATATCCTACCTAAGAAATATCAGTCATTACTCAACACAATAGATTCTTCTGGAGATAAGATACGCCAATATTTTTTATCAGTAACATCTATTAAAGCTACATCATAGTCACCTACAGACCAATCTAGATTATTTGATGACACACAAACTCCACACTTCATGCTTAAGAACATCATCACAAAAGAGTCACCATCAATATACTCAGCTAATACTGGAAACTCAATCTCTTTAGGTTTCTCTTTCTCAATCTTATTGAATACAGATTTCATACTAACTCCCAATAAATTGCTAATGTACCATTAATTCCAATTATTACAGCAACGATTACTGATGCTATCATTTTACATCTCCTTAAGTTCTGCTATGGTAGTTAGTATATAGTCACAGTAAAGAATGTCTACGTTCTTTCTGCTACAGTGTGTGTATATCTTACCATCAGATATGATAAAACCAATCTCCACAATAGTTCCTACCCTCTTTGCACCTAACCTCTCCAACACTGTCACAATTTCATCAAGCGGTTGATCTTTGTTGATTTCTATTTTCATGTTTTTAAAATTCACTCTACATCTCCTAATGTTTAAGATAATACAAACAATTCGTTTGTTATTTGCATACAATACAAGAATGTTTTTAGTAATGCAAGTGTTGTAACAATAAATTTTAAGTAATTAAATCTTAGTTTAGGCACACCAAAAATAATTGTTATTACTTTTAGTTATGGTTGAAATGTTTGTTATAAATTAAAATAATAAATTTACGAATGTTGCCTAACCATTAAGATACTTTTAAGTATATTCTTAGATATATTATTAGATGCTGTTAGGGTATCTTTAAGTACATTCTTAGAATACTTTTAATCATACCATAACTAAATTCTCAATCTATTCTCACACTCCGTAAGATATACTTTTAAACACAACTTAATAGCAGTAAGCATATTATAATAGTATCTTTAAGAATGCTATTATAACACATATTACAAAGTAAATAACCTTGTAATTTACAATAAGATATTACAAGTAGATATTACAAGAATAATTACAAATACATCTACAAAATTTAGTACAAAATACCCTACAACGTAAGCTACAACTACTCTTACACCAATTCTACACTATTTTACTATTACATCATCTACTACCGTAGCTACCACAACTACAATACATTCTATACCCTATTCTAGAGGTATTGAACAACACATTTCCGATAGGAAGATAATTGTTCATGTATTCTAGAACATCCTATAAACAACCCTTTTAAATAGAAGCGTTTTTGTTTGCATACACTAAACAAACGCTCTTTGTTTTAAGAAATAGTTAAACATTTAGTTATGATATTATTGTGCCATATATTATAAATACCTCCTTCCGATAGGAAATACCTTTTATACACTATTGCACAATACACTATAAGAATACTATTAAACACATGATTTAAATTAGATTAATATTATTGTTGACTATTGGTGCTACAACACATAGAATTGTCTATAACAAATCTTGTTACACAACTGATACAATATATTTAGGAGATATACATTATGAACAACCAACAAACACCATTCTCTGTAAGAGTGAGTAGAGTAGATTTTGCTATCGAAGCTATTAAAGCCCTTACTCATTACTCTAAATTATCTGAACAGTACCATAAAGAGTATAAAACACACTTTGAGGATAGAGATTTACGTATTATATATACAGAGCATTATTTAAACGCTTCTGAGCTTTCCGAAAGAGTAAAAACCATTATTAGTATTGTTAGCACATCTCCTGATGAATTTGTAAATGTTACAGAGGATATTTATAAGCTGATTTATAAGTGTGATTCTTAGGGTATCTATACTTTATTCCCTTAATAGTGGTAACAAGTATTTATTTCTTATTTAAATACAATTACTTAAACACCACTTTCTTATAAGGAGTTTCTGAAAAGACTATGAAAAATAACTATTGATTTACTTGTGGGTTATCTATATAATACTTGCATGAACAAATGGTTCTTGAAAATGTGACTGCTCAGTCATTTTATTAATTTATTGGAGATGTGAAAATGAGTGACAAAGAGTTTAAGAAGTTTCCATCACTGGAAAACACATATCAAACAAAACCTATTCAGATTGCTGAAGAGCTTGGTTTAGATAAACAACAGTATATCGTTACAGAGAAAGTGCATGGAGCTAATTTCAGTTTTCATATCTCTATGGATAGTAACCTCAATGTTGATATTAAGTGTGCTAAACGTAGTGGTTGGGTTGAAGATGGAGAAAAGTTCTTCAACTATAAGTCTGTTTTAGAGAAATACCGAAATCGACTAGAAAACATCTTTGATGCTATTTCTGCCGATTGTGAAGAGTTGGTTATTTTTGGTGAATTGTACGGTGGTAATATTCAGTCTGGTATGTGCTACCAAGAAGATCAAGATTTCATTGCATTTGATATGAAAATAGATGGTGTACCTGTTGACAAATTAGCCATGTTTAATGTTCTGCAAGATCGTAAGATCCCATGTGTACCCCTGCTAGGCAAGTTTGACACTTTGCAAGAAGCTTTAAACTTCAATGAGAGCTTTGATTCTCTATTGATGCGTGATGGTTTTAGTGGTGAAGAAAAACATAAAGAAGCTGAAGGGGTTGTTATTGAACCTGTTACACCTTCTTGGTTTCCGAATGGTAGTCGTATCTATTTCAAGAAGAAAACTAAACGCTTCTTAGAGAAAGGTGGTAACAAAATTAAGAAAGAACCAGAAACTCTTCCGAAAGAGCTTGAGAGTATTTTGCTAACATCATTTGAATACATCAATGAGTCTCGCTTCCAATCTGTCTGTTCAAAGATTGGTGAGGTAACAATTAAGGATATTGGTAAAGTTATGGGATTGATGACACAGGATATTCTTCTTGATATGCAGAAGGATGAAATTGAAATTCCTGAGAATAAAAAGTTTATGAAGCTGTTGCAAACAGAAGTTCAAACATTTATTCGACCAATTTTATTGCAGAAAGTTTAATATTCAATTGCTAACACCCTCTTCGGAGGGTTTCTTATTTTAACAAACAAATGGAGATTTAAATTATATTATGACAAATGTTGTAGAGATTTTAGATGGCATTATGGGTAGCAGTAAAACAACAAACACCTGTAAGTGGATGGAGCAGAATAACCACAAGTATAAATTCTTTTATATCTCACCTTTACTAGATGAGGTTAAAGATGGTGGGCGTATTCAGCAAGCATGTCCAACGACTAGGTTTGTTGCCCCTATGACTAAAGAGGAAGATTTAAAGAATGATGTAGGTAAGCAAAAAGGGATTAACAGTAAGAGAAAGATTGACAATTTACTAGAGCTATTAAAGATTGGTGCTAATATTACATGCACTCATAGTTTATATTTATCAATGACAGACGATCACTTTAAGGAGATGGAGAAACATCAGTATGTCCTAATAATTGACGAAGAGCTTGGGATGATTGACGATTACAAAAGCTACAGCTCTCCAGATGTTAAATCCTTGCAAAAGCTGGGTTGTGTTGAGATACAAGATAGTGATGGTATGTTGGTATGGAAGAATGATGAAGTTACAGAGTTTGATGACGTAACACATAGATATCACAGCTTCAAACGACATGTTGAAAATGAGATGATATATGTCAGTAAGCGAGACGCTAATATTTTTGTTTGCCAACTTCCAATTAGACTGATTACCGTAGCTAAGAGATGTATTATCCTAACATACATGTTTAATGGTAATGTTTTATCTTCTTTCTTAAAACTAAAAGGACTGGTGCATAAGAAATTTGATGATGTCAATATTAATATGGTTTGCAAGAAAGACATTATGAAAAACATTAAGCTATGGATTCCAAAACACCCTAAATGGCGAAAGGAGATGAAACTTTCCGTTACTGCCTACCACAATATGTCAACTCAGGACTTGAAGCATATTTCAAATTACATTCTTGCTGTTACGAAAGACTGCGGAGCTACGGATTATGATACAATGTTCACATTCCCTAAAGATCGTTGCAATCTGTCTGAAAATAAACTTAAAACCAAGATTAAACCTAAGGGCTTGGTTGATACAGATATTAAGCAGAAAACTAACCCAGAGAGTATTTGTTGGATATCAAGCAGTACAAGAGCAACAAACAAGTTTAAACACAAGAAATGTGTAATACATGCTTATGACAGATACCCTAATCAATCTGTATCTTCATACTTACAAGATTTTAACTTTCCTGTTGATCGTGATGTTTTTGCTATTTCTGAAATGTTACAGTGGATTTGGCGTAGTCGTATTCGAGATAACAAGAGTATTGACTTAGCTATTCTTTCCCTAAGAATGCAGTTGTTGTTTTTGAACTGGTTACATGATCTTCCACTAAACAATGAAGATTACACACTATTCTCAAACTACTTGAATTGGTGTAAGATGTAATAACAAAACAAAACAACCCTATTGCACTTCAGATAATGTTGTGCAATAATACTTTTAAATTAACTCAGGAGATATTGTAATGTTTGTTTTAGTTAAGAAAGATAATCCTAACGAGTGGTTATGCTACGATGGTTTAGCGAAAGACTATTGGTTTAGACCATCTTTTCATTTCCAAGTTTCTATGTGGAGTAAGTTAAATCAAAAGGATTTAATGGATATTTCAGAGGATATCCGAAACCAAGTCAAACCTATGAAGCTTGTTTTGTCAGAAGTTGAAGTCTCAATATCAGGTGATTATTCTTAATTAAAAGAGGAGATGTATAATGGATGTTTTATTATTAGTTGTATTACATTTTATTCCGACAATTATTGCATTTTGTCGAGACCATAAAAGTAAGTTTGGTATTTTAGGAATGAATTTAGCATTAGGATGGACTGGCATATTTTGGATTTTGGCTTTAATTTGGTCTTTATGTAATCCAAACTCAAACAGTGTGACAGTGATTAACAACAACAATTTGAATGGTGGGTGATATGAAAATGAAAGAGTATTTAATCAAAAATATGTATGGTGAATATAAACTAACAGACTATCATTCAGGATTTAGTGTAGAAGATTTAATTGAAGTTCCAGAAGGGGGTGAGATTGCAATAGAGTCGTTAGGTAGACCTTACTTTCTTAAGCTTAATGGAGAAACTTATGATGAGTTCTTTTGCTTGGAGTGGCGTTCAGGCGGTCTTACAAACAATTCACTACGTAAACACAATAAAATTTTATGGGAGAGAAATCCTGAAGTACCTAATACACTAATCCAAGAGAAACTAAAATTCATTGAGAAGTGGTTGAATGGTGAGAAGATTCAATATATCTTAGGAATTGAAACAGATAAATCCCAGTGGCATAATTTTACAGAAGGTGCTATGCAATACATTAAACGATCTGATATTAAGTTTCGTGAAGCTCCTAAATATGTCACAATTAATGGGATTGAGTTTAAAAGTGTTAAGAGCTTATCGAAGCATGTTAAGAATAATTTTGATTTGGAAGATGGGGAGTAAGATATGGGTTTTGATACTGTAAAAACAAGTGATGTTAAAAATGAAATGCAATATGACCAAATAGCCAAATTTTACAGAGATGATGGTACGATTGAAGCAGAATACTTTTACTACAATGGTTTAGTTAATTGGCTTCTAAGTTATGGTTTCACTAATGGCAGTCTAAACGAAATGAGGAAAAGTAAAGCATTAAAAACAAAGAAACCATTTTTCTCATTATCAAAGGGATGGTATTCTTACGGAGATATTGAGTAATGAGTGGTAACTTTCACACATCAGGATACACTGAAGACACAAACCAAATTATTAACCATAAGATTAAATCAACATTACGAAAGATTCACAAACTTAAACGTGAGAATTTAACATTGAGTGATCGTAGGAAGTATTTACAGTCAAAAACAGGGGGTGAATTTTATGTTTATTATTCAAATATTTTTGGTGTTTACGTTAAAAGAAATCTCTCAAGAGAAGATGTACGTTTAGTTTGTAGTATCTCAGAACGTATTGGCAAGAATGGTAATAAGATTCAACGACTACGTACTAAGATTTCTCAATTAAAGAAAATCTTAGTTTTAACAGTTGACGAATGATTTAGTTTTTAGTATATTTAGAGGACACCTAACAAGGGCATACTAACAAGTACACACCCTGACGGGTGTCCTTTTATTTCATTTGGAGAAACATTAAATGACAATCTTTCTAATTATTTTATGCATAGTCGTAGACGTTTTTATATTCATGAAGCTCAAAAAAGTTTTTAGAGTTCTTAAAGAAAAGGAAAAGCATGAAACACATATTTACGGAGAAGCTAAGCTCACAACCTATATGGAGTTTGGCGCATTTTATGTATATTGCTCAAGTCTAATACTAATACCAATCACATTAATACAGGTTTATAAAATGATAAATTAATAAAAATCTCAGACAAACAAATGCCACCTTTACGGTGGCTTCTTTATGTCAATTAAAAAGGCGGTAGCAAGATTATTTGATTACTAGCATCATCTCCGCTGCCATACATATTAATCATATTTTCTCTCGTATTTTAATTAAATCTTCAACTGTTTCCCATTTACGCGTGAAGTGTGCTAAACCATATTGATTTGGTAGATATTCAAGTTGAGCTGGTCTGTCATAAACGACTTCATAGTAACTTACCAAAACTTCGCCTTTTAATATAGTTAGCTTTCTTTCAAAACCATCTTCAACAAATAGTTTATCATCATACCACTGACAAGATGCACTTAAAAGATTATCAGGGTTGTATGAACTTGCAGACTTTAAAGAATACGCTTTTGGGAATACTGTTTTAATTTCATCAATTTCCTCTTTAGAAAATTCTTTTGGAATAATCTTATCAAATAAGTTTTTATATCCTTCTAGTACTTCAAATCTCATTACTTAAGCTCCTCTAAAGTTTTTAATTCATATATCAATATCGTTTCAGACCTATCCAATTCAACATTCTCTTGGTTTGATATTGAACATTGTAATAGCATATCTTCGATCTGGCACAGCTTACAATCAATTCTCATAGCTGCAATAGTATAACCACCACCGAATAATCCCAAAAGGTGTGCCCATAAACCTTCACCATCTTTCTCTAAAACAGCTTTACATTCCTCGTAATGCTTTTTAGCTTTAGTTAAATCTTCAATTAACTTTTCTTTACCAATAACAGTTTTCATATTCAAACTCTCCAACAAAATTGTTTATAGTGTATTCTATGTTTATACACGATCTCTCTTAACTCTTGTTCAACTTCAGTAATACTCATAGAATTATTACTAACACCAATATACTTAGTTAATACATAGTCAACCTCATCACAAAAAGCATCGTATATCAAGCTATCAACAATATCCTTAGTGATATACTCAACAAAGTCATTATCAGCGTATACGGTGATCCCTGAGACATTAAATGATACATTCAAAGGGTATAACGTATAATCTTTTTCCATTCTTAACATCCTCTTATATATTTATATATACCACCATGAAATAGAAAAGCCCAAATTAAGGAGCTTAACTAATTAAGTTTAAAATTATATTAAATGCTTTGGTATTGAACATCACCACATTTAAAACTTTTTAGTGTGTCTAAGTTAATTGTACGATAACCTTTAGCTGTAATATCATACACACATACAAGATTCTCTTTTTCCTCACGTACAAATCCATTGTTAACCAACCCCTTCTTAACACCTACACGAGCTGTCATCTTGCGTAGTGTTCCATCTTTCTTAACGAAGAAACAAGTAAAGAATTTACCATTAGTGTTCTTGATCATAGATTTTAAAAGATTGTTGTTCATTGAAAACTCTCCTTATGTCATATCTTTTAGTAATAAGTTAGTGAAATCTGATAGTGTTAGAACATTACCTTTTTCAGCATCTACTACTCGGTTAATAAAACAACCTAAGCCTAAGTACACTTCTACGTATACTGTTTGTAGATCGTTGTTCCAACATGTTTTTTGTAAACCAAGTTTAACCAATGTTTGAACAACTTCACATTCAGGTTGTTCTTTATTAATCTCAATTTGAACGGGTTTTTTAATCATTACAAACTCTCCTGTAAATAAGAAATATACCCATCGATCACTTTCAACATCTTTGGTGAGGTTTTAACAAGTTCTTTATCAAAACATGCTATCACTCTCAATGATTCTAATTTATCAAATACATCTGAATCTGTCAACTCTGAATCCTCAAGATACTCATGTATTTTATTAAATATTGTTGAAAGTTTTAAATCAATTCGTTGATTATTCTCTGAAAGAATTTCTGAGATTTTCATTTAGTTTCTTCTCCTTTTAATTACTATTAAGTATTAAATTCTTTAACTCTTCATAACTCTGTTTTGTGTGGGTACAGTTTTCATAATTACTACCACTTGAATTAAAAGAAATATGACCAGTATCGTCAGACTTATATCTACCGACATTAACAATCTGATCAACATTCACAAGTGTTTTTGAATCAGTGTTGGCAACGTCAACCTCAATAAACTTACTCATAAATCTCTACCTCACTAAATTTAAAATAAGTCTCAAACTGATAAGAGTATAACCACTCATCACCAACACTATCAAACACTTTCTTAGTGAATATACTTTCTTCTGTGAAGTAATGTGATCTAGGATTTACAATCTCACCAATAAAATAGTCATCAAAGATAATTTCTTCATTAAGAAACACTTTCACGGGTTTACCATATTCGTTATAAGCTGTCATATTACACCTCTAAAGTTTATTAATTGAATGTATCGTACATCTCTTCTGGTGACATCTCTTTCATTTCTTCAAGGACAATCTTTTTCAAACTTACTAAAACATCTTCAGCAAGAGTTGTTTCAACACCTTCAGAATCTTCTAAGTAAGTTAAGTATAGGTGGGCATCAAACTCATAACCAAAAGCTTTCTCAACACCAAACTCGTGAGCAAAAGATTCATCGATCATTTCCAGAGTGTGACTACCGATTGATAGAGTAGCAAAGTGCTCAACACCATTAAGGTCAAAATACACATTGATTGCATCTTCGTTAAAATCACCAATTGCAACATTAGTTAAAGTTTTCATATCTATATCCTACCTGTTAAGGGTTTGTTTCGTTTGTCTATGAAGCTAATATATCAAACAAATAAAAAGGAAGCAACCCATTAGAGTCACTTCCTTTAAAATATTTCTCGCAATCACATTTCATTTAGTTCGACTAATGTTACTAGAGGATACTCCTCCATCCAATCGTGATCTTCCATGTAATCAGAAAACTCTCCTGACGATTCGGCTACGATATAGCCATAACCATACCAACTCATTAGACAACTTTCATAGCCCATGTCACTTAACCGATCAACTATGTCATAAGTATTTTGCTCTGCTGTGACAGCTATTTTTATACTATTTTTCATATAATCCTTTAAAATATTTAATTAATTTTGTTTAGAGCGGGATAGCTTGTTTACGAATCCACTTAGTAAAACGATATGTAAGTGTTTCTCCTAGAGGGTTTGTATGATCCATCCAATTTGTATGTTCAAACATTGTGAAATCCTCTTTAGGAATCTTATACCAAGTATCACAATTATCAACATCATTAGCAACCTCAGTAATCCAAAGTTCATCTGTGATATCAAATGTTGAACGATAAAGTTGAGAACCACCACCTACTAAGATTTTATCTGTTTTAAGTTGGTCTGATTGCCACCTCGAACATGACATAGCTAATTGCAAACTCATAGATTTTAATGCGTGCTTTGTTGATGGCTCTTTATATGAATCACTAACACAAAAAACAGCCCTACGATCTAATGGCTTAGGTAAACTCTCAACAGTGACACGCCCCATCAATAAGACATGTCCTAAAGTTTGTTCTCTAAAGAATTTCATATCTGGGGGTAGGTTGAATAATAGTTTATTATCATATCCAATCTCACCATTCTTTCCAGTACATACGATGTGAATAACTTTCTTATCTTTATACATTAGTATAGCTCCGACTCAACAACATCATAAAGAATATTATCTTGTTTGTTTGCATTGTTCAAGTGCTCGCATTCAATATTAGCGTCTTGCTTATTTCCATAAGCTTGATGGATTTCTGTTTCAGTAACAAACTCTGTATCGCCACACATTCCAAATACTTCAACATCTGTATATTGAACAACAATATAAATTTTCATGTTTATACATCCTATTTTAATTTAAAAGGGTTTTAAAAACTTTAGGTATTCTTTGTTACTTTCCACTCTGCATCTCCAAATTAGGTAAAACACTTTAGTATGGACATAATAAAACACCTACCAACTTTCGTCAATAGGTGTTGTTAAATTATTTAGCTACAGGAATAGAAATCTTATCACCAGAAACATAGTTTAAAATCTCAATGTCAGACCACTCGTAAGAATATAAATCCTTAGCTTTGTTAATCTCGATTTGAGGAAAATCGTAAATTGGTCGAGTAAGGATTTCTTTAGCCATTTCTAATTGATCAGAATAAAGGTGAACATCTCCAAATGTAATAATAAATTCACCAACTTCAAGATCACATTGTTGAGCCATTAAGTGTGTTAGTAAACTGTAAAACACGATGTTTAGAGGATTCCCAACCACAAAATCCCCACTGCGTTGATACAATTGGCAACTTAGCTTACCATCTTCTACAAAGAATTGGAATAAAGTGTGACAACATGGAAGAACTGCGTTAGGAATATCGTTAGGATTCCAACCTGAAACAATTAATCGAGAACTACTGGAGTTAACTTTAATTTCATTAAGAAGCCATTCGATTTGGTCAAAACCTTTTTGAACTTTGATTCGGTTGTAGTAATCGTATCCACCAAGACCATGCCCCTCGTACTCTGAATACCAAGTTTCTCCAAATCTGCGCCATTGATATCCATAAATTTTGCCAAGCTCAGTAGGGTTATTTGGATCAATTTGCCCTTCCCATAAATCCCAGATGTGTACATTCTTATCTTTAAGGATTTGATTATCAGTTTGCCCGCGAAGCATCCACATTAATTCCTCAAAAGCTCCTCGAACAAAAACTTTTTTATGAGTCATTAAAGGAAATGATTCCTCTAGATTAAAGCGTAGTTGTCGTCCAAATAAAGAACATCGCTTATGCCCATCACGAACATCACGAAAGCCTTTTGATTCAGCCTTATCAACCAACTCTTTAAGGATTTCTAAATACCCTTGTTCGCCTTTCAACATTACAAATTCTCCTTACGAACCTTCTCTTTAAATGAAACAACACTATAGTAAGAACGTCTATGCTTTAAACTATCACAATAACTCTCAGCCTCCTGAAGAGAATTGCACTCATAGTATTCAGACTCTTGGTAAGAGTACGGGTAATCCATATCAGTATGTTGAATTTCCGCAATATATTTTACAGTATTATTAGACACTCAATTTTCTCCAACAACATCAAAAGGAATATTATTCTTTAATACAGAAACAATAACCATAACTTCTTCATCAGAAATACTTGCACCATCATTAAAGTAGTACATAGACTCTTTAGCAAACTCTACAAGCTCCCCCCACCGTTGTTCATTCATAACAAAACTCCTTATTTAAGCTATAATACAAGCTATCCTGAACACTTTCACTATCACCTGATACAACCATACCAGACACATCATAATCACGCTGTAAGCGCTTATTTCGAGCTTCTACAGCACCTTTCTTAATACGTTTCTTGGCTTGCTCATATTCATAATCATTTTTGAATTGATTAGCTAATAATTTCTTCACGTTAAAACTCCACACCATATTCATTTAGTAAATCTTTATTAACAACTATTGTTTTAATGTGCTTCCCAGCTTGATAGAAAGTTGGTTGCAATGCGTTTTCATCAAACCATTTCTCAAGCAATAGGTTTAGTGATTTAATTTTTTCATCATCAAATTCAACATCACTCAAGTAGTCTTCAGACCATTCAGAATGTTCTTCGTATGCCCTACCTTGCATCTCATTGATCAAGTCTTTAGCATTCAGGAAGTTATTATGTGTTGGTTTGATTTTCTCACACACATTGATACCCCAACCAATTGCATCTTCTTCATCGTTTGCAACATTTCCTACAAACTCTACAGCATCCTGTATGTTATCATAAGCACACTCATCAGTCGGGCAGTAAACCAATTCTTTAATATTCATTTCACTTTATCTCCACTAAAGATACTAGATACACTAACATTATTAACATCCATAGTCCACACTTGATCATTAAAATCTTCTACAGAGATAATTTCATCACCATTAATAAAAGTGACAACACCTTTAACATCATTTCCAGTAAATCCATGTTCTTTGAATGTTACTACAGAGTATAATGATACTTCATTTATCATTGATTAAATACTCCAAGTCTGATTTTAGAAGTTTCTTTTGGTTGTACTTCTTATTTGAGCAACCCAATTGTTCAATACCAAGCACATCACTAGAGGAGGAAATATGCTCTTTCTCTGATAAGACATAACAGTAATAGTCTTTAATCTCATGTAGATCACTTACACCAAAGAAATCTAAAGTTTGTCGAATTAATTCACAACCATAAGCACTGCCGACACGATGTTTACGGGCTTCATCCCAACTATCCAAAACATTTCCAAAGATGTTTAAGCAACCGCCTTGTTCAAGTGATACAAACACGTTTACAGTTAATATCTTACGGTCTTGATAGCCTAAAGATGCTTCTGTAACCTTACATAAATGTTTAAACATATTAAATACTCTCACCTAAAAATTCTAATTCATCATAGTTGAATAGCTCAGAAAATCCGACAAATTGAACTTCAACTGGAAACTTATCACTACCATCATCAGAGATTACAAAACCTACGATACCATCAACAACACCGTTACGATATTCTGTTGAACCATCTCGCTTAGTCAATATTCTAACCTTATCACCAAACTCATATTTAGTTTTCATTCACTGTACTCACTCTCAATAATATCACAAACATATGAAAAGACCTCGTAGCTGTCGTTACTTTCATAATAGTACAGAGGAAGAACAAGTTTTGAAAACTCACTCTCAAGGAATTGTCCGAATCTTTGAGCTTTGTTTGTTTGATTCCACAAAATAAGTTTCATGTTTAAACCAAGATAAGCTTTGTAACTGTCACTATAAATATCTTTAAAAATATAATCTGACATAATAATTTCCACCTCACAAAATAAAAGGATACATCCAGAAGGACATATCCGTAATATAATTAAAAATTAAACTTTAGTCAACACATTTTAGAAAATTATTTATGTGTTGGTTAAATATTGTTTCAAGTATTGTTTAAATACTCTTTTAAGTCTTGTAGAGTACCAATGTATTCATCATCTTTAGTGATTAAAGGGAAGCTACGATGCCCCTCTTTAATACTCATAAACTCAGACAATTGGTAGTCTTTACCCAACGAAAGGTATTCATAAGAAACACCTTTAGATTCACATAAAGCTTTCGCTTGATCACACGAACTACATCCTTGTTTTCCGTAAATTTTAATCATTTAACTCTTTAACTCCTATTAATTTAATCTGTTATTTTAACTTCGTAATTCATCAAAGCATTATAAACTCTGAAATCTATTTGTTCACGATACTTCTCAGCAAGACATTTAAGATATTTCTCTTTATCTTCTTTGTACGCATAAAAAGCTTCTATCTCGGTATCAAATAAGCCAGTATATCCTCTGTGCCTTGCTCTAAACTTGTTACTATTTTTGTGAAAATCAACACCTATTGCAAAGTTCCCACGAGCTGCTTTACTTGTAGTTAACGCAACGTTTATATCTCTCGGAACAAAACAGCAAGTGTCTTTGCTGTATATTTTTTCATCTCCACTGAGTATATCCTTGTCTAGTGCGAAGTTATCGCAATTGTAACCAATCCTCCCAACAACATCTTCGTAGAAATTAGAGTAATCTAACCAATCCTCAGATACTTTCACGCCCGAATACTCTACACGTCCTCGCTCTCTTGTGTACCAACACCGCTTAACCATACCCCTCCAGATTTCATAAGCTGGAACTCTAATGTGGTTAATCTTTGTTGGAAACTTGCCACTATTAGTAGCTAACACACCTTTAAACATATACCCCTCATAAGTGAGAAAGACACCAACAGATGTCTAACTCAAGTAAATAAACTACTGACAAACTAAACAGTCTTTAATTCGAATGTGTGTAGCACCTCGAACACCGTAGTTATAATATAAACCGTTAATTCCTTCGTCCAGTAAAGCTCTCTTGTGCATCTCCCCAATATATTCCTCAGAATCGTTTCCAGAGAATGCCAAGTTAATGCTTTGTTGTTGATCGAAATACTGTTGACGTTGTGAACATAAATCTAAGTGGTCTTCTACAGGAATCTCAAAAGCAATACGGAATAAGAACTTTTCTTCGTCTGTAAGCTCTTTAAGATGTTGACAAGAACCTTTAGCTTCAGCTACAGATTTTACAATCTCCTCTGTGTAAATACCTTTACGTTTTAGTAGTTGCAAAAACTCGTAGTTGATTCTAAATATGTCACCACCAACAGTTTCTTTAACCTTAACTAAAGCAGTCTCCATACTGATTCCCTCAGTAGGGGTGTTTCGAGATAACTCAACACTTCCTTTAGTTGGCGGAGCAAACATTGTCGTAGCGTTTCGATAAGTTTTTCCAGCCTTCTTAATACCTTCAGGAACTCCTAGAACATCACCCAGCCACTGAGAAGCTTCTCTTGTTTCATCTCGTTGACGCTTGAAGATTTCTTCGTTCAACACCATTGCATCGAATCCACCAACAGGATAACCACGTTGCATTAACAATGAGTGGAAACCGCAAGTGCCCATACCAGTAGCTCGAAACTCACTCGTAAACTTCTCAATCTTACTCAGGAAAAGCTTTGAGATACCTTTCTTTTTACCAAGTTGCTCTAAGTATCCACTAACATTACAGTCCTGCATAATTTGAATCAGTTGGAATAAATGTTTCGGGAAACTGTCATATAGAGACAAGTTAGCATTAATAATAGGGCAACTAAAGGTATATTCATCGTTTGCAGGGAGGTTTAATTCGATGCAAAGGTTACTTCCTTTAGCCTCAAGCCCTAAAATCTTAAATACTTCGGCACGATTACGCTTCATTGTATCTAGCTTACAAAAATAACCCTTACCAGTAGATGCTCGAAGCTTAATAACTTTTTTAAGTCGATTCAACGCTTCAGGGTCTTCGGCTTTTAATTTACTAATAAAACTATCACGAATAATCCAACCAATATTAAGCTTATCACTCATATCTTCAAGAAGGTCTGCTACAGCATAAAAGTCACCATGTTCAATGTTAACATAGAAAGCTGTCTGCCCTCGTCTAATACCCTGATTAATCTCTTCCGTAACTTTTTGCAAGTCTTTAATTACAGGAATAATACCCTCAGACATATTACCATCATCGTCATATACAACACCTTCTGCCAGCCAATCCTCAAGGGAAATGGCACAACCGTGTGCATTTTTAACAAGCTGTTCCAGTTCTCCACGAATAAACGATTTCGATGCAATAGAGTTACTTAGTGTTTGACCACTACAAGAGATTGTCAACCCACGTTGAGGTAGACCACCATTAGCTTTAAGTGGTGTAGAGAATACAGCAAAACCATCTTTAAATACTAGATTTAAGAAAACCTCTCCCCAATCTTTCCCTTTAGTGTATTCATCTTCTTCCCACCAATCAGGTTTAACACTTGGAGCATACTTAGCAAGCCAATAACACGTTGTTTTATCACGACTCAAAACACTTTCATTTTTATATGAGTAACTTTCCATGAAGAATTGTAAGCTATTTGTAGAGTACCAATCTGGGATTTCACCAGACGCTTTCCAATCTTCTTTCAATTGTTTGTAGTTAATAAACTCAGACATACTTAACCTTGTTCCTTCCAACATTTTACAAAACCATCTTCATCCCAACTATGCTCATATTCCTTGTTCTCACCTTTAGAGAAGAAGTCTGGTTCAGCATAGGCGATACTACTTGTTAAGAACCAATCGTACAACTTACATTTGATACCAAGCTCAGGGTAAGGCAGATTCTTACATCCATGACGTACAAAATACACATTAGCCAACACTTTAACCAAATCAACGTAGTCACTTACAGGAACACCGTTAAACTCACCACTAGGTACTAATGAGTTAAGGATAAACTCTTCCATTGCCACTTGATTGCGTGTTGTTTCTAACAGACCGTTATAATACTCAACGTCTTCCTCAAGTGAACTATTAATCTCAGCATAATAGTAATTAAAAGATTTAGCTAGATACTCACTATGCAGCAACTCATCAATAGCAGACTGTTTTGTTCCCTTAACTGTGGTTGCAATCTTGTTAACACCATTAGCTTGAAACGATCTCAATAGAGCAAACATGCTAAATAAAGAAACACCCTCAACAAGACCGAAGTTTAAACACACTTTCTTCTTATCTTTATCTTTAAGCACTTTACCAAGCCATTTTGCACGTTCTTTAAAAATTGGATCATTCAAGTAAGATAGATAGTGTTCATCATTGTCAGTACCAAAAACTTTGTTAATTTTATCGTAGAATCGAGCATGAACAGCAAGTTCGATGGCATTGATTACCGCAGCACCTTCTTGGCATTCTGGAGCTTTAAAGAATTTTGGGTAAACATCTGTCCAAAACTTTGAAACATCAATTTCGTACTTTCGGAAAGTTGGTAAAATTCTCTCCACAACAAATCGTTGTTCATCCGTTAATGAGTATAAAAGCTCCATTCGATCTTCTTCAACAACTCGAATCTTACTAGCAAACCAAATTTGTTTCTCAAACTGCTTATTGGAAATATCCAAAAGATCAGGGTATTTTGTTTCATACCCATTGTACTCATCTGTAATCTTAATCAAAACCTATTTTTCCTTCTTAAAAATCTTTTTAAATAAACTTACAACAATCCATAAAAACAAGAACAATGGGTATAGTAAAACAATTCTACAGAAAGTCTTACTTGGACTGCTTTCCCATTTGCTCTTTAGGTCATTATATTCTTTTACATCTTCTGAATCAAGCTCATCAAAGTTATTTTTGATAAAATTATCATCAGATAGTGAAGGGATTGCCATTATTCCTAACAACAACCCTACAGAGATGTAACAAATAGCAAATATTAGCAATGCTGTCATTTGTTATCATCACCTCCGCTACTAATATTATACTTACCCTTTAAGCGAAATTTCTCTTCTTGTCCACCAACAACCTTGACAAAAATCTTCTCAATAACTTGTAAGGTCACTGACAACATCTTTGAAACAAAGTTGATAGGGAATACCAAAGCATTAAGAACAAACAATGTAATTGGTAAATACAGGAAAGCTGATCGAAGATTTAAGTAAGCATTGAAATGTGTATCTGTACCACGTTCTAATAATAGACAGAATACTTTATCTGATTTTAAAGCTAAATATAAAAGAATTGTATATGTAACACTAATACCAAAATACCAACACAAGAATGTAATCATAGAACATCTCCAAACTTAACAATCTGCTTCATTTCCTCAGAACACATCCCACTAGAGAGCCATGCTTTATCACTACGCTCAATACCAAAGTAACGGTGATGATTCTCTACCACCCCACAGAAACGGCTTTGTTGCTTCTCTATAATCTCCTGAGAGTAGTTTCCTTTGTAGAATCCAAAGATATTCTCTAACACTTGTGATACTTCATCAGAGGTGTATACAAACTCCTCATAAGAGGGATACTCTTTTAATCGTTCCTTTTTAATGATACCTACAGTGATTGCCGTTAGTAAAATCTTCTTGTCGTACAAGTCAGCCGATGTTACCCATATTTGATTATTAGGTTTTGACATTATTCACCTCAATCAATTTCCAGTAGCATAAACTATCGTAATCATCACATACTGTATTGCCTGAAACAATTTCTGAGATAACATCATCTTCTAAATCAAGCTTAACCAATTCTTTTTTAACATCGTCTAGAGTTTCATGTTCAGAATTGTCAATCTCCATCTTCATACCAGAGGCATAAGTTGAAACTAAAATATACTTAGGCATTGTCCACCTCTACCATCTTCTCAACAAGGTCATCCAAAATCACTTTCTCGAAATCCTCTTTCTTTCTTACCTTCATGTTATTATCAGCTAAGAAGTAATAATACTTGCCATCAACCTCAACAGTCTTACGATTGAATGTTGATTTCCAAGTAGCAAACTCTTCACTATCTTTTGTAAACTTTAGGCTGTTGTTATCAATAATACGGTCTGTCGCTTCAGCAACAATCTCTGGATAATGTTGAATCTCTTTACAAACAAGATTACCAATATTTAAAGCATACCCTAAACGCTTCTTCTTGATAGCACCATTAACCTCATCATCTTGAAGCTCACGAGAATTAAACTCATTAACCAGCTCATCTAAATAGGCAAGTGTATAGATAGAATCACCATAACCATCTAGTTCTTCTGTTAAGTCTTTCTCGGTATGAGTTACAGTTTCAATCAACTCTTCTAGAGTAATGTCAACTTGTAGGTTGATTGCATCAAAAAGCTCTTTGTTTGAATACTCTTTAATACTCTTACCATGTGCAATCTTATTGAACAACACAGCACTATCTTTTGCCTTATCATAGACTTGTTTTAAAACTTCCATTTATACACTTCCTTGTAACATCTCTAATACTATTTGTAGGTTTTCAACATGACTTTTCGACATTGTGTCAATGCTAACTTTCACCTTGCCAAGATCATCATCAAACAGACAAAACTCTACAAGTAAAGACTCTGTATCACCATTGAAAAAACCTCGTTTATGATTGTGTGCAATCGTATATAATTGAACATTATCATTCTTTGATAACTTTAAAAACTCACTCTCAATTGATTTAATCTTTCGTACTTGTTCAATCTTCATACTACACTCCTAACAATTTAGTTTCTTCTTTCACTTTATTAACCCACTTCCTCAAGGATTGCTCATCAATACTATACACAGTGCAAACATCACGAATACTACCACATTTGAAGTACATATCTAAGGCGCAATAACAAGTGAATGGTGTTGCATCCTTAACAAATGTTTCAATCCAAACACCTCTAAAACAAAAAGTCAGCTTATTTTTCGTTTCATAGCCAAGCATTTTTAAAACTCTGTATACTCTGTCCCTATCGCATTTAAAATATTCAGAAATAGAAAGACTTGATAATCCTTCTAAATACATACCGACAACACCGCTTACAAATGTCGGTGATAGATCTGAATAGTAGTAATCGATTCCATTTATCTGACAAAAATCTTTATTCACCCTGTCTTCAAATTTGTCGCTCTTACTGGCTAAAATATCTTTACAGTAATATGGCATCTTCCTTTTCCTATTTTGTACAAGTGTTCTGCCAAAACCAAGAGCTTGCGATAAATCCCTATCCGACACCAATTCACCAAGAATAGAATAAACATCGGATGATCTCACATTAAGACCTCCAACAGCAATGTTCCATCCAATATTTTTATTGGGTCTTATCAAAGATTCTTTGTATAGCATTTCTTTTTCCGTACCACAATCAATTACAGAAATCACCAAGTCTTCCTCATTAAAGATTTTGTAAAAACTGTCCATGTACCTGCCACCTTTGTTACCGTTCAGTAAGTAGTTGTTGTGGTATGCTAAACGTTTCGTTACATTCTTTGATACTCCAACGTACCCGAATTTAGATATATCTTTATCAGAAACCCTTCTTATCCAATATAAGTAATGATTCAAACCACCCAAAGAAGAATGCATTAAACTATCATCAGCTATTATCATATTCACCACTCATAATACTAGCTAAACTCACAAACATAGGAACTCCAAATCCATCACAAACATCATTCAGAACCGTCAAACCTCTAAAGTGGTTATTACCTTGATACCCTTTGTATCTCTCATCAAATGGATAACAAGCTCCGTTAATAATACCGATCTGTTGTTTACCATCAATTGTTGGGCGAATAGCAATATCTAAACACTGTTTATGACCTACAACAAAACTCTTACCAACAGTCTTAAGAATGTTCATAGCGTTACCACCATAAGGTTTCCCATTCATAGGGTTTGCTAGGTAATGCACAAAGAAAATCCCGTTAATCTCTACAGGTTTCAAGAAGTCATAAACCTCCCAACCATACTTCTCAAATGGTAACATCTCTGTTCCAAGAGTTCCAATCAGTTCTGGATTGTCGTCAACATAACGATCTAATCTATTTTCATGGTTTCCCATACAGAAAACTTTTCGCGGATTATAACCTGAATCTTGATTTATGTACATATTTAAATATTCAAAACCTGTATTTCCAGCTTTAATATCATTCGACAATCTACGACCTTCTGATGTTGATTTACCTTTGTCGTATGAAGATAAGCTAGGGAAGTCGTAATGATCTCCAATATGAACAATAACGTCTGGTTTCTGTTCGTATATAAACTTACCAATATATTTCATGTATGATAAGTCTTCCTCACTTTTACACTGTGTATCAGCGATAACGATAATTTTCTGCTTTTCCTTTAACATGGAGATAGACTTGTTTACCATCAATTCAACCTCATACTCGGAGAATTTCTTGATTTTCTTATCTTCACTTTGGTTTAAATAACCTCTAACATCTTCTCGTTCTAGAAATGTTCTAATGCGAGATTCAAAGCTATCATTTCCAAATAATGTCTTAGCAACCTGTCGATTACTTACTCCTGATTTCAGTAAGTCTAAACAAGGTTTGTGCCACTCTTTAGTGAATAGAACTTCTGATTTAATTGTCATTTATTATTCAACCTTGCCTTTTAGAATAGTGATAAGACTCTTACACTTATCAATGATTGGTTTATCTTTACTCTTATCTAAGATGTTTGAGACATGCTCAACAAGTAATTCAGTGTCGGTTTTAGACATACTCGATGGTAGGACTAATGCGTTACTATTACCATCAATAAAATTATCAATAATGTTATTGTATAAATAACTACTCATTATTCAATCTCCTTCTACCCAAAACGATGCGTCCAAGACGTTGGTTAATTCTTCTTCCAATAAATTAGCAAGAAATTCGTCTTTCTCCGCTTGAGACATTTTCAACCAATCTTGTTCCGTGCAACCTAAATCCTCAAGAGTATACTCGTATTTATGGTTCGCACCATAATAACCAATCCCGATATTACCTTTAACTACAATACTCATTGTTCAATCTCCTCATTATCAATGATTTCATTATCAACAATCTCAATCTCTGCATTAGCTAAATAATAAATACGAGCTAAAATCATAGAGTTTAATAACACTTCACCATCAATATCTAAAGCTTCACAAGCTTTGTAGTATTCCTCTAGGGCAACTTGATCTTCAGGTTTATCAATCTCAATCTCTAGGAGTGACTGTTGATTCTTCTGTAAGATATGGAAGTTAGATAACTCTAATGGTGATGGTAAGACATCGCCCAACTCAATCTTTAGTTTATTTGTCATTACTCATCAACCTCATAAGAATCATCTAAGTAGTCTTCAACTGAATTTTTTGAGATATCCCAATCAATCTCGTCTCCCTCTTTGTACTTATATGCATATTCTTTCAATAACTCAATAGCTTCTTCAATTGTCTCAGCTTTTACGCTGTAGTATTCAGTTCCAGTTACAGGAATAGAAAAATTAAATACTTTCATTATTCAAACTCTCCAATAATAATTCTCTTAGTAAAGATTCTTGATCTTTCTTTAGCTTTGGAATAGAGTGTACGCCATACTGCTTAATGTTGTCAACAACTTTCTTATCTTTTTTAATCTGAATAAACTGTTTCTCGATTCTAGCTTGTTCAAAAGGGATATTCATTTTCTGAGAATAAGAAACAATTTCATGGCAACCTTTACAAACCCATCGTAAATCATCTCTAGTGACAATAACAATATCCTCAATAAACTGCTGAATATCTGAGATGTCTTTTAGACTACTTCCCTGTTGGCGAATATGATCTACTTGAAGCTCCTTCTCTATAAAAAGATTATTGCATATCTCACACTCACCGCCCCAAACTGTAGGTTTCTTTCCGTTAGGATTAGGGTTTGGTATTTGGAATCTTTTATCTTTAATCAGCTTTGTTTTTGATGGATGTCTGTTCCAAAGAGACCTACGTACACCGCCCCTAATATAAGACATTAAGGAAGCCTTAGACTTCCACACATCAGAGTTTTCTTCTAAAAGTTTTTCTACTTTGTCTTCAATCTGCATTACGGGTAAGTTCTCCAATAATCTTTGCACAATCTAAGCAAAAGATAATATTCTGACCACGATTCCTAAAACTGTAAGTGTAGATGATATCATCACCTTTATTCAACTCAACATCACATCCTCGACAAAATCCAGATCGCTCAATCTTGCGTTTTTCTATTTTATATCTATCACTCATATTTCACTCCTAAAGGTTTTAATCTGTCCTCAATAACATTTGGTACATGTTCTGGGTACTCTCTCATTTTAGCACAACGATAGTAAAGATTGAGCATTGCTAGTGGCGTAGCTTTATGTGTCACACCAAAACAATCTTCATACTCAAAACTCTCAGGAAGATGTTTTTTAAAGAAGTCTAATACTCCTTGCCACAAATCTTTTCTTGTTTCAAACTTCATCAAGTATTTCTCACAACCTTTATAACCAAAAGACTTCAAATTCCCAAAACGCTTCATCATATCTTTAGCAGAATAATTATCGGCTGTATCTCCACAGATGCTCTGGTAACACAAAAACATGTCTCCATGCCCTAACATCTTATCACTACCACCAGAAGTCTTTGTAGCCTTAATCCAACCAAGTCTATTCTTCTCTGTGTCCTCAAACCACTCTGGAGAGTCGTGATGCCCAACGATATATAACCCACCGATTCCCTCACAATTATAGTCCTTATCAATTCCATGTATATAGGATACGATATTTCGTTTATCTAGAGAGTGTTTTGTTATTGTAATGCTATCATCAGCTTCCTCAAACACAGACCAATGTGACATCCAATTTTCGTGTAACCACTTCTTAATTTCAGGTAGGTCAGAAGGAATCCACCCTTTCTCTCGTTGTCCTTTATAGTTAAAATGGTCTTTGTCGTTTAGTTTAGGTAAAGGTAATTCGTCCCTATGGTTTCCTGTGCTACCTAAAAAGATGATAACTTTAGTGGCTTTTGTTTCAGAAATAGCTTTATAAATCTTTTTACGAATTGTCCCTTTTGCTTTCATCAACGAGCCTTCCAACATATAGTGTTTTTTAACACCGCAATTAGGAATATATTCGACACCTTTTTCTTGACAAAACTTCTTAACACCAGTGTAGCAATCTTCAAAACTGATGATTTCACCATTATACTCAAACTCAACACTACGTACCATTTCATTAGATGTTGCAGAGAATGCTAACCAATCACCATCAATAATTAAGACAATATCATCATCATTGATTACTGAAGTATCAAAAGGTTTCCACTTAGTTGAATTTCTTTTTTCATTGAATTTCTTAACACATAGAACATCTTCATTCGTAATCTTTGCTTTTGGTTTTACATCTTTCCCAAACTTTGTTTCATAGAAGTTAAACGTCATTATCACTCTTCCTATTCATATACTACCCCTCTACATATACTCTTTAAAATTATCAAACCACTAAAACGGAAAAAGGCGTACAACCCATAAGGTTGAACACCGTTATTAATAGTAGCAGTGGTATTTATAATTCAACCTTTTCTACTTTGTAATTCAAATACACCGTTAAGATAGCAAAAATCACCCACAAGGTTGCATACACTGAAAACACCCAAATAGGTAGTCCAAAATAACCAACCATCATATACACTGCAGGCAACCACAAGATATTCATTCGTGGAGGTAGATGCTTATTGTGCAAGTATTTAACTTTACTCATTTCTTAATCAACTCCTCAACAACATTTCGTAAATACAACAACCCTTCAAAATCTAAGTCATGTACAAGATTAACAATATAATCAATATCGACAAAATTACTGCTGGTATCGATTAAAGAAATATTCTTAGAAAGAGTTAAGATTTCTTCAGAAGATTTTTCAGATAACATATCACTCTCCTTAATTAATAATAACTACTTTCTCTGCGTCAATCTCATATTCTGAAACAAAAGCTTCATCGTAAATCTGATCAACATAATATTCAGAATCATCACGATCTATATAGAATACTTCTGCTGTATTTGACACAACTTGATAACCATTACCTTCATCACCTAGTGGATAGATGATACGGCAATCTAACAATGATTTATCTTTTTCAACTAACTTGTTTAAAGCTTCTAAATAATCTTTTAGTAACATATCAACCACCTTGTTCCTTAATAACCTCTAACATATCAACAGTAGAAGTGAGGGTATTAATAACACCATCAAAATCACCACTATCAACAACACTTACCAACTCTTTAAACTTCTTAGTAGATAATCCAAAAGTTTCCTTAGCAACAATCTTCAAGTCTTCATTGAGATTCTTAGCACGACTCTTCTGTTGTTCCAACTCAATTGAGAATCGCTTTAACTCCTTAACTAAAGCCTCACGTTTCTCTTTAGAAATCATAATCTCATCTAATGCAATACGATCTGATTCTGCTACTGGTTTACGTCCAGCGTTACTCATAATTTATTCTCCAATTCTTTCATTTCAAGTTCTTTCCAAAGTTTATCTAAGTCCAACACTGGAGCATCTTTCTTAGCATCCTTTAACATCATTTCAAGGTTCTCAATAAGCTCCTCTTTAGTTTCACCAGAGGGTTCTATAAATCTTTCTGTTGTTAACCACAAGTCACCTTTATCGTTGTAGTAGGCTTCTGTCAACCCATACTCAATTTCCTCAACACCGTTGAATACATGTCGTTTAAATCCAATGCGATAATTCCAATGTGACATTAAACATACTCCCAAGACTTAACTACAACTGTTTTCTCAACTGGTCTCACCTCTGACAATTCAACACCTTTATCATCTTCGATGTGAGGGTAGTAGTAATCAGAGTAATAACTTCCAGAACGAGAGATTTCATACTTATAGTATTTACCAGACTCATTGTTCATCACCACACAGGCTTGATATTCATATTTACCAGATGAAACCCAATCTCCTTCCTCAATCATTGTCCAAAGATAATCTTCAGAGAACTTTTCAGGTGATTCTTCAACCTCTTCAAAATCTTCTAAATTTAAAAACATAATACATCTTCTCCAATTATTTACGTTTAGTTTGTTTGTTACGTTCTCGATAATACCTTTCTACTTTAGGACGTATCTTATCATACATCTTACCAAAACATTGTGGATACTGTCTATCCATAACATCAATTAAAGACCTATAAATCGCCATAAGCTCCTCTTCAGAAGCATCGTCATGCTCACCTAACCACAACCCCTTACGGAACGCTGAACGCACTTGAGAGGCTAATGGAGTGAATGTAAATCTACGATGGTCTAAGTCTTTTTCTTCTGGTTTAGGTGTGCCATGACTTTGATCCCATTTCGTAAAGGGTAAGATATTACCATACTCATCTGTTGCCATATTTTCTCTCCTTAAATTTAAAATTAACAATGACAACGTGCGAATAGTTGCATTCAGTGGCTCTGCTTCTCTTGTACTTCGATACTACCTGTGTCGCCCACAGACGTATTATGAATAATACAACATTGTTAATTTTAGATAGTGTTCACCCTGTAACGACATTGCAAATAGTTACACAAACAGTCTATGCATATACTCACTGGATATACTTTCAACAACTGAATGAACCAAATTGAAGTAATGAACACTATCTAAAATTAATATCGCCTTTTACCGACACAGATAAGGCTGATCTGCTTTTTATTATGTCTGAATGATTATTTTCAACCTTAGCAGAGGTTGCCCATGAAGAATGTACTCTACTTTTATATATGACTAAGGAGGTAGCAGTGATACACACTACAAAGTCTTCGAGTATTTAACATGTAATTGGCGTTACACATTAAACCAAGCCTAAGCTCTTTAAACTAAACCTAAGCTCTGTACAAACGCCATCATTCTAATGGCATACTTAAAATTAACTTTAGTAGAATGTTTGTGAGTTGGACTTGGTATCCTTAGCGAAATCTATTCACACAGCGACAAACATTCTACTAAAGTTAATTGGTGAGCCGTGAGGAACTTGAATCCCCATACCTCGAAGTAGAATTTCGATGCATTATCCAATTATGCTAACGACCCATTTAACAATGAGAGCACCCTAGAACACTCTCACGAATTTTTATTTAACTAAATGCATACTTGTATGTCACTGTCTATTTATAGACTACCACTGATCATCTTCATTCTCTTGAGAATCTTCTGCAACTACAGCAGTCTCTTGAGCTTTAGCATTAGGATTTTCAGCTAATGATTTAACTTTACCTAAAGCACTAAACTTCTCAGTTACATCCCCACCTTTAGAGACATATTCATCAAGCTCTTCAACTTTGATAGCAACAAGATTAGCAAACTTACCGTACTTGTTTTCGTTGATCTCATATTGAGCAACACCTTTACTACCATTACCAACAAGCTTAGTGAAAGTAATATCTTCAAGCTCACCATCAACTTCTTGCAATACTCGTGGGCGGTATTTATCAGCGATTGGAACACGAACACCATCTTTCTCGTAAGATTCATTTTTCTTCAATTTAATGAAGAACTGCTCATCTGTACCGATTGCATTTGTTTCACCGAACTTCTCAACGAAATCATCGTAATCCATTTCTTTAGGTTTGTTCTTAGGAAATTCCTTACCCCAAGCTTTAGCTGTTGCTTTATCGACATGAAGATCAACAACATACTCATTACCATCTTCAGGGTTAAACTTTGGTGACGGGTTTTGAATCTTTGTGTAATAAAAACCAACACCTTCGATTACTTGAGCTTCTGTATTTAACTTTGACATATTTAAATTGTTTCCTTATTTAGTTTGTATAATGAATGTCATTAACATTCTTGCATTTGCTACAATAGTTGGAAGTAACTTACATCTCCAAATATTAATGTGTATCTAAACATTAATTAAAAATTAAATTTAATTGCTGTCTTGATGTTGTGTATTCTATTAAAACCTAAAGGTCTAAGCAATAGGTTTTTTAAGAATGTTTGTATCTCGTTTGTAACTGTTAAGTTACACCTTTGTAAACGCTATTTATATTAGCTCTTACTCTCAGAATCAGTTTCAAAATACTCTATAGGGTTATCTTGAATATCCTTCTTCAAAGTGCTAATAAACTCCGATAAAGCATAGTCACAAAGTTTTGATGCATATTCACCAAGAATAGCACTAAACTCCTCATGCTTCTCCTCTGCAACGTATGACAACAAACGCTTAATATCTGAAATTAATACTTCACTTTCTTTTGACATTCTAACTCTCCTGATTACTCTTTAGCTCTTCAATCATAAGCTCAATAGCTTTCTTCATAGTTTCTTGATTACCCCAATAGACAGCATCAATGAACATATACTTGTTACCAACCCAATGAGATTTAACTTTCTCAACTAAAGATTGAAACTCTAAAGAATCTGACAACTGATCTACAAAAGATGGTAAATCATTATCAATAGAGTAGTTAATATACCATAAAGCTTTCTTCAACTCTTGCAAATCTTCATCTTTCTTTCCACAACGCCAAACATACTTAACAGCATTACTAATACAAGCTGGTAGTAAAGATGTAACCTCAATAGCTTCAACACTACAATCATCGGATGTATAGTGCTTAGGGTGATTAACAGTGTCCGCTACAATGTGTACAGCATCATCTAGATTATTCACATTTCGTTTCCACACAAGTTTCCCATACTCCTTAACATATTTTTTAATTTCTTGATATGTTGGAAAATCGCTATTTACATTATCACTCCAATAAGCGTATGACCATGTATCTTCTAAATCCTTTGTATAGAAAATCAAATCCTTTGTTCCCTCTGGATCACTTCCATCAAAGTAGTAACACTCGTCAGCTTCCTCTGGAATTTTAATCCAATCAATTCCTCGTGGTTGTCCGCCATCTAAACACTTAAAAGTTTTCTTGTTAATGTATAAATCGTTATTCAAAGTCGTACTCCCATCCATTCTGATTATGAACACTATATTCACCAAGTTTTACAGATAATCTATGCAACTCACAAACCTCTTGATAACTCAAAGGCTCTTCTGAATCCAATAAATCACGAATACGACATTCAACATCTTCTACAGTTTTACTCATTAGTAATCTCCTAAAATTAATACTCACCAATTTGTTGCTTAAACAACCTTAGTGCTTGTTGGTATGATAACTCACCCTTATCACTTAAACAATACCCTTTGACAATATTTAGTGAAGTTTCTTTATCACCAACCTCACAACTCCATATTAAAGAGTATTTCTTAGATAACTTCTTAGCAAGAGTTAATGATAATCCCTCATCAACAATGAAAGCTTCCTTGCTCTCAGAGTTGATTACGAATATGTTGTATAGTATCTTAGTTATAAATTGTCTCCTTTAGTGGCATAGTTAAACAATTGCACAAACTCCTCTTTGTCGATATAAGAAAAACATTCAGTATATCCTTGAAAGTCGTTCTTTGGAGAATATTTGAAATCTAAGAATAAGTTGTGCATAAGTCTTTCCATATTATAAATAACCTTTGCAGATTTATGAAAACAATACTCCAGTAATTCAACTTTGTATCCAGATGTCCTTGAAATCTCACGCACCCTATCTGCTATGTCTTTAGATATTCCTATTTTATAAAACATTTCATCTCTGCTAGATAGTTTCAATAAGTATAAATTACTACCATTTGGGCATACCTTTTCATAATCACTCGCACTATATCCACCACTGATTTTGCCACATTCAGGACAACCATTTCCAGCTAAATGATAATAAGGAATCTGCTCGAAATTTCCATGTTCCTTGCAACCAATTTTAATAGGATTCCTACATCCAGTATATTCTACATTAGAGTAATTATACGTGTTACCATGTTTTAGTGTCGCCTTAGAAATGAAATCTTCCAGACAATCTCTACCTCTAAGATTCCTATTCTCGTCTGAACACCTCTCACAATGATGCCCTCTGCTCAGAATCCAGTTGGGTTTAGTTTTGTATTTGCCATGTTTTACGCATTCTACTTCTGTATAATCCAACGACTTAGTATACTTAAAATCACAGAAAGAAAACAGGTTAGACTGTTCTCCATGCTTTTCTTCAAACACTCTTTTAAAGTATTCTGTCTTATCACCACAAACACTTTTGAAACCAACTTTACATCCTTTAGCGAGATTTGTTCGTGTAATCTTATGTGTAAATCCGAATGAATCCTCGACAAATATGTAAGGATTCTTCTCTAAGATATATCTGTACCCCATAGAAGCACAGATACCCTTATAATCATATTTAATCTTATTAGCCAATTTATCTCCTTTATTAGTGAATTTCGCTATATTTTGTTCCGAACTGTGTATCACAACCAAATTGAATATCAACTTTCAATGTTTTATTTACCATATCTAATGCCTCCTGAAAAATATCTTTCACATATTCATCTGTAAGTGATTGATATTCTTGAAGATTTTCGTCATGCATTGACATGCACAATTTAAGTTCATCCTTAATTCCATCTCTAACCTTAATGTTGTCGATACATTTCAGCCATAAATCCAGCAAGTATGAGCCAGAACCCTGCACAAGCGTTGAGTAGGCATCATGCTCTTTCTTTAAGTAGTACCACATTTTACTATATGGATTCCATTGGTACATGCCATGTGAAACAGTCTTACGAATCTGATCGTCAGCAATAGCCTTGATACTCCAGTTAAGTTTTTTATAAGCCTTAAAAATTACCCTCGCTTCCTTTTCAGAAATCTTAGCAGTACGGGCTAGAGTTGGAACACCACAATTATATTGTAGAGCATATCCACAGTTTTTACCTATGCCACGCTTTTTGCTGATTACTTTAATCAAGGCATTCTTTTCTTCATCAGACATATTAAGCATCTTACTTAGTCCATCAGTAAGAGGGTAGTCTTCTTTAGGAAACCCTTTGCTTTCAATCTTAAAGAAATTCAATTCGTCTTGTGTAATCAAGCCACCGACTTTAGCCAAAGCAAGGTGTGGGTCATAGTCTTTACTTTGTTGTGAGTACACATAATCTGGATCATACGGCATCTGATAATTGAAGCTCCACAAGTTCTCCATAGAGCTTAAATCACTACAAACGAATCGCTTACCTTCACGAGCAATAATACATCCACGAACATCCTCACCATAGGCTACACGAGATGATGGCAGGTTCACACAAGGTTTACGATGCTTTAGGCGTAGTGTATTTGTAAACCCTTTAGCACCAGCTTCAATGTATTCACCAAAAATTAGGCTGTCTAAGAAACCTTGAATACTTCCTTTACGATGCTTAACTACACCTAATCCAACAAGAGCTTGAACCTCCTCTGTCTCATCAGCCAGTTTTTCAATACTTGGACACAACATTCCACCACTTTGAGGAATATAGATTTGAGGAATCTTTCTCTCACTTCCATCCTCGTTTTTGTCATACTTGAATGTTTCAGGAATCCACCCTAAAGAGAATAGCCAATCTTTAATCTGTTGTGGTGATTGAGGATTTGGTTCATCATAAGACTTGACAGTTTTAATCTCACCATCGAAATCAAAATCCACTTTAGCCTTTTCAGTAAGCTCTTTCCACTTGATTCCTGTTGCAGATAAACTTCCATCTTTCTTAAATGGTTTTGCTGGTTTAGTGCTTTTACTGTAAACAGGAACTTTCGGCATGACACTTTTAAGAAGCTCTGTTTTCTCATCAATAAGAATACTAAACTCTTCAATAAGCTCTTTTGCTCTTGGAACATCAATACGTAATCGAGTGTTTTGTTGTTCAGCAAGTTGCTCCATCTTAAAGTTTAAATATTTAACAACTCGATGTGTGCAAAATTCATAGTCCGACATTTCACCATAAAGCTCTTCAAATCTTGCCTTGAGTTTTTTATATGTGTACTCTTGGATTTTTACATCTTCTTGAACACGGTTATCGTAATCATCTTGTGTTAAATTTTCCCAATCATTAATAACAGGTTTAGGTACACCAGCTTCAATACCATAGTCTTCAAGACCATGCTTTGCACGATTTAAGTCTAAGTACCAAGATAATGCTAATGTATCTACAAAATGAATCTTACTTACATCATATCCAAAATGAATCAAGGCATTCTTGTCGTAGCAAATACCATTGTGCATAATCAATATGATTTCACGATTTAGAAATTTACCAAGCGTCTCTTTTTCTTTTTCAGTGTTAGCGTGTAGAGTCCACATTTCTCCTGTTTCAACAGATTTAGCACAAAAGTTGTGTAGCTTTGCTTTGTCTCCCTGCTCAATTAGGTGGTGAAGCAAACCACTCGATTCTAAGTCAGCATTGTATATTTTACACAAACCCTATATCTCCATAAAAATTTAAAACATTATACAAAAGATAAAGGGTCTACACAAGACCCTCACCAATTAAAAAGGAATTTCATCCTCATCGTCATCCACGATCACAACACTTTTCTTAATACTGGCTGTGTTAGCAACCTCTGTTGTTTCATCATCGTAAAGTTGAATAGACCAATCCACATCATTTAAAGAGAATACATCAGCAATTCCTAAATCACCAAACTCACGATTCTTTAAGATACCCCAACGTACACGCCCACGTTTCTTATTAGGAAGATACTCTCGTTCCAAACTTAAAACATTCCATGAAAGTTGCTCTAAACCACCTGAACCACGTAGATGCGATAAAGAGATACTGTTCCAGAATGGCTCATCTTCCTTGCCTTTTGGCGGTGTTACACTGCTTCCTTGACGATTTAAATGTACAACAAGAATAATTCCAATATCATTAGCTGCACAGAATGCTGCAAGCTCAGTCATAACAATATCAATCTCTTTACGTTCATCTTTAATATCACTTCCAGAGATAACCATAGATAAATGATCTAGGACGATATAATCACACTTCTCAATAAAGTACATGTGCTTAACTTTCGCCATTAACTCTTTAATAGGCATTGAGCCAAAGTGATCTAAGAAGATAATATTGTCACGCTTACACAAGTCATTATACACTCTAGTAATATCTTCTTGTGAAGCCACAGCTAAAGGATTTCGCTTATACTCTCGGTAAGACACTTTCAACTCTGCTGCGATACTACGCTGTAGAGTCTTAGTTGCTGTTTCCTCAAGATAGATTGTCCCAGCTTTATAACCTTGATCACGAATATCATCGCAAATCTTTGATACTGCTGTAGTTTTTCCTGCACCACTGCTCGCACTGATGATAGTTAATTCACGTTTACGAAATCCTCCAAGCATTTCATTAAGTTTAGGGAAGCAATCTACTTGAACACCAAGCTCAAGAGGTCGCATAACATCCTCTAAAGAAATATCGCTAACATGAAGAATCTTCTCAGTCACTAAAGGCTTACGCTCAAACTGTACTAACTTTGCAAGCGAGTTTGATGCTTCGGCTAAATCCTTGAAAACACCTTTATGATCTTGCAGATAATCGCTTGCATCCTTATACCCATGCAAAGGCTGAATACTGAATAACTCAATACTGCCAATGAAAGCTCCAGAGACCTCCTCACGAGCTTCCTTACCTTTTAGAACGCCTTTCTTTAACTCTGCTGGTGTAGCGTAATCATCATCAAAGAAGATCGTCATACTGTCGAATGATTGGACAAATTCTTTATTGTGCAACAAAGCCTCTGTAGCATTCTTAGTGCCTAAAGGGATTGAAACAACAAATGGCTCTTGACCTTCGTATTTAGTCCCCTCTAAACTGTCCAATTGGGCTTGATAAACAGATAAGCAATCCCATTGACCTTCTGTAACAGTGAAGTTTGTGTGCTTACGATTAATAGTCTCAGCAACGTCTTGACCAAAAAGCTTATTGCCAATCCCAACCTTACCAACAGCAGTCCAATGAAAATCTTCATCTTTACGCTTAGTTAGGTCTTGCTTCATAAATCCTGTAACTTCACCTTTATTGTTATAGGATGGAAAATAAAATGCTGTTGGTGTTTTCCCATCTAGCTCTGATACAGATGAACGAACACCGAATTTCTCTAAAGTATCCTTTCGGATTCCACGTTCACGAAAACCTTTGAATGGATACTTTAGAACATCTTCGATAGTTTCTTTTGGTGTATTCATTTCACCATCTTTACTTGTTGACACGTAATCTCCTTTAATCTTTTTGAAGTAACCCACAAATCAAACCCCTATTCAAACCCCATCTTCCCAAATCTCATAAGTTTCTTCTACAGTGTAACCTCGCTCCCAATACTTCTTAACAACACTTACATCGTCAATATCCATATTGTTAAAATCACACAACTCTAAAAACTTCTTTTTAAACTCTGTCCATTTCATTAGTATTCACCACTCCCAAAAATATTAATCTATAAAAACTGTACCATACACACATGAATCAAAATTGTCAATAATTCGATTACGCATATCATCACCAATAAACTTTAACCCATACTCAGGTGAATCGTTATTAAATCGCTTCCAAAAATAAGGGTGTACAAAGAACTTCAAAGGAACATCTTCACCATTCGTCAACATTACATCATTAACTACGAAATGATTATTTACTATATTACCAAAGGGTAGTTTACAAACAGCCTTATCATTAAAAACATCAACTTTATGTAACTTACCTTCAAACAAAATGTAAGCTGAACTTGGGAAAACCTCAATATCTTCGTAGAATAAATCCATGCAATTCTTAACACCATTTATAAATTTACCGTTAAGAATATTACTAAATTCATTAACATCCTCAATAATCATTAATAACACCCTCTCCCAAAAATATACGGTTGAAAATCTTCACTCTTGTTAAGCATATTATACAACTCAGAATACATAGTCAAGCTTAAATGTATATCACGGTCAACACATTTATCATCTTTTAACTTATTCTCAGCAATATTAATGTATTGTAAGAGTTGTGTTTGAATACCTACGCCTGTATATGTCCAACAAGGAGACATCTTATACGTTGATTTCTTTTTCCACCAGAACATGCCTTTGTAACATTCATACTCTTTATCATCTTCACCATTATAGTTTTGATGTTGCTCTAGACAAATAACAGAAACACGTAGAAGTTCTTCTGGTGATATATTTACAAATCCATTCACTTAATCAATCTCCCGTTCATTTCATAGATATCCTAATATAAGTTACACATTGTTAATATAAGTTTTCTGAATACAACGTACCACCATCTGAATCATCACCACCAACTCTTCGAACAATTTGTTTCTGCTCTACAGCTATTTTCCAAGCTTCTTGACGGTCTACAAATTTACCTTTAGACGTTACGAAGCCCTGTTTCATGTATTTATCATGTAGACGAACATTATAACTGTTTGTAGAAAAATCATACATAGAATACATATCGTCTGATCCATGTCGGATTCCACAAATAATTACATTATCTGCTTGATAATAAATTGCAGCAGATACAATCCGTTCTGGTGGGTCATAATCACTACCACTTGGTAAGTTATCTATATATTCACTCATTAGTTGCTCCTATATCTTCAACACTTAACTTGTAAAAATCCAAATACACCCTATCTCATCACCAGCTCGTAATTCAATTGGTGCTACATCATCATTCTTAACAACAATTAAAGGTTTACCTTTCCAGTTTGCAGGGAATGGAGTAAACACCTTCTGTTGCAACCCTTTCTTAGCTAAACACTTACGAAGATAAAACTTCCCATAGCATTGCTTACCAAGATCACTATGAATGTGTACATCTTCATTAACCTCAACTTCAACTACACTCCCAACAGGAATCTCACAACGATTCTTTACAGTTAGTTTTTCAATTTTATACATCTCCAACTCCTCTAGAAATAACCTTAATGTTATTGATCAATATTAAATCATTGGAAACTATTTTGCAATACTTAGAACAACTCCAATTAGGATTATTTGAAATCACTCTTGAGAAATACTCGTGATCAACTTTAGGAATATAAATTTTAATTTTATTCGCATCAACACCTAGTCGTGTAGCACTACCACTAATTTGTAGTATTGCTTCTTGAATGTTCTTCATCTCAACTTCTTCTGAAATATTAATTTCCATTATTTATTCTCCAATACCAAGCACCACAAATATCCATAGTGATCATCAACAAAATCCGAGAAAGCTTTTAGTCCACCTCGATCATCATAGAATACATAATGGTCATATCGTTTAACAACTTCATATTCTTTGTTTAAACTTATCCACCTATCTGTTTTAAGTGAATTAAAAATCTTAAAAGGTTTTATTTTCATTTATACATCTCCAATTAAACATGCAAAGATTCTAACTCTTTCTTAACATTGTTGTCAACACATCCCCACAACATAATAAACATGTAACTAGAAGCTCTCATACGCTCTATAGCACCATCTTTAGTAGTTTCCTTAGTGAATGTACCTAGTGTCTCAATAACAGCCCAGAATAAGCTCTCAGGGGCATTTATGAGCATGTTTAGTTGCATGTTATAAGCAACCTTAATATCTTCTGTATGCATCCCCATAGCCATTTGTGCTTGTCCTGATAATAATTGCTGTCGCATCATTTTGAATTGCTCAACAATGTTTGACTCTAATACTGGTAAATTCATATTTCCTATTCCTCGTGTTTATGCAATGATAAGCTTATACCAAATCTTAACTTAAAGCAATTATACCGAATATAGGAGAATACCCCTCCCCGTACTTTCTAATTTACTAAACACTATCATGCACTTTATCAGGGTAGAAAAAGTTTTTGTGGTACTCACTCATATCAGACTTAGTCAACACTCGAAACATTTCAGGGGTTAGATCAACCATGTTCTCAAACTTTTGTGTAAACGAAATATATGATGGTGTATAACCAGTGCCAGTTACAATTTCAATAAAACCCAAATCACCAAGAAACTTTGTCCATTTAACCAAAATACTATGTGATGTAAATTTAACAATGTCTTCACCACCTGTACCAAGTATAAACTTAAGATGACTGCAATTTTGAGATTTTAAGTAGATATAGTTGTAAAGCCAAAAACCCACAATCTTATAAGAAATGTCAAAGTCTTTTTTCTTTAAGGTAATATCTTCTTGTATCTTATTTACTGTCTTTTTAAGAGTGCTAGAAACACCTTTAAAATCTTTACTTACCAACCCTGCACAAATCATAGAATTTTTATTGGTCTCTATAAACAATGCTATATCGTCTACACCTGAGTAAAATTCTGTTTTACCACATATATTCTCTGGGAAAACCACTGAAATGTGCTTGAACTTTTCATGGACGAGAAGTTCTAAGTACAAACAAATTTCATCATCTAGCTCCCAAACCTTCACTATTTCGTAGTTATACTTTTTGAACCTTTTAAATCTGTTTGTAATCTTGTCTAATCCTGTTTGCCCAACCTTGTAGTAGGTTTTTCCATTTAGACTTAACTTAACAATATAAATATTTTTCATTCTTTAACAACCTCCATTTCAAATTCTTTAAAATTTAAACTTACCACAAACATCGAGAAAGTACAACACAATAATAAATCTTCGTAAACTCAACAAACAACTAAATCTATAATTTACAAAACTATTTTTCATCATTTTACTCCTATTTACAAATATAAACAAAATATTTCTTGCATTAAGACTTGACAAGATGTATAGTACACCTTTCTTTTTACTCTTTTTCTTTTAAACGATAATGTGTTAGCATTAATATCAATCTTTAGATTGTTACGAATAACTGTTAAGTTATTTGGGATTATAAATAATACTATAAAATAAATTTATAAACAATACTTAAACACATATTCATACTACTCTTACTGTCATAATACTGATGTAGCAGATTAATATATAAGATAAACAATCTTCTAAATATCCTTCCAATATGTCATCAGACAATTCTTTAAGTGTATTAGATTCTTCGTTAGCATAGAAATCTGTACACTCCTCAATCTTCTTCAAGACAAACTCTTCGTTCACTGTTACTTGTAATCTAGCTTTCATTACATTTCTCAACCAACTCTATAGCTTGTTTCAAAACATCATCTTCAATCAACCGATCTCCACACTCAATGCCTCCAGTAAAACCTTCTTTATAAAGTGCTACCCTTGCTTGAAATAAACCTTCAAAACTTTCAACTAACTCAAACGCTTCAATGATTTGTTTTAGGTCTTCACTATCTACACACTCGTATTTATCATTTTTTGAATCATAAAATAAGACTTCACTTAATTTACACCCTTGTGACTTGTTGTGTAAGTTCACAGCAACAGCCTTACCATACTTCTTCACAAACTCGATTGCATCCATCTTAAAACCCTCTCTATCAATAATCTTCAACGAAATGTTGTTGATTCATTTTCATACTATACAACTTCTCTTGATCGTCTGTAAACCCCTCTCAAAAAATTTATCTTCATTAAATCAGACATTATTGTTTCTGTTATTACCCTTCATTCTTAGTATCTTAGCAAGAGATGGGTTGCTTAACAAGTGTTCAGGAATACCTTTTGTTGCATTGGGGTTTCCTGTCATACCATCTTCCCAACCTTTAATCATACTCTTAGGGATGAATGGTTCTTTATTCAGTTGCTCATCAAGACGTTTCTGTTTCATGTGTTCAGCGTATTGATTTCTTGGAATCCAAGCTTGTCTCTTAGGTTGCCGTATAACACTCTCATTGCTCTTTACAGCGTTGTTTTGTTGTTCAGGTACATACGTACCACCTACATCTGTATTCGAGCTATTAGGTGATGTTTTTAAGCTATCACGTACATGTTCAATATTACTTTTAACTTCTTTTACTGTTTCATTAATTGTTTCTTTTGTTTCAGAAGAAATTTGTTTACCTTTAACAGCTACAGACAACAACATCTTCTTACCTTTACTTGTTAAAGAGTAGTGTGTTGTACGATCAAACTTATTGAAAGGGTTGCGAGATAAAGTAATTAACCCCTTGTCCAACAACTTCTGTTTAGCACGTTGTACTTGTGATATAGATACAGCTTCATCTAAGTCTAAAGATAACTCTTTATTTGAACGATAAACAACATCTACAGATTGTGTCTGCATCCAATAGCAAATATGTTGAAAAACCATTGCTGCCATAGCACCAACTTCTTTAGCAACGACAGGGTTTACAAGTTTAAGCATCACTTTTGATGTTTCTTTTAACATGACTGAGATTTTCTCCTAGAATCAAAACAACGTAGACATGGTAAGTGAAAAACAATTTCTTTTCAACATAGTTTTAAAATTAATATTTAATTAATCTATTATTTTAATTTTATTATAGAAGAAAAATCACTTTTATACACTCGATAGATTTATACCGTTCTAGATAAATTCAATATCGAAAAATGCGTAGTTGTTGGTATTCTAGAAAGTTATACACAACATGAGTTATGAATCCATAATGAAGAAAAACTTGTTTATTTAAATTAAAGGAAATAAAAAAAAACTTTCTCATAGGTGAAGAAAAAACTTTCTTGCAGACATAAGAAAACCCACTCCATCCTGAGACGAAGTGGGTTTAAATGGTTTTTAGGTTTTAATCAAGATGTAAATACAAAGATCATCACAAAGACCTCTATATTTTTCTCTATAGATTCTAGTAGTGATTTCAATTTAAACACCTGTATCAGTTTTAATGATGATAGTATTTTATAATGAATAATAAAAACCCAAGCCGAAGATCATGATGTTGTAAATCTAATTAAAGATCAGGGCTCGTGGTTTGTTGTGTTATCTCATACGCAATCGACCTATTACCCAACAAGTACCGCTTGAGAATCGTGGATCAACACGTTTCTGCAACAAGAAACGCTCTTTTGGTAAAGCATAGGCATAGCTCGATGTTCTGCCTGATGTGTTGCTATATTCATTCTTATCTGACCAAATACGTGAGAAGTTCACCCCATCATAAGTAATGAGAACACCATCTGGGTTATCACCGTAGCTACCAAGTAAATCTGAACCTAAAAATATGGTTACAGGTAGATTATCGTTATGTCGCCAAAACTGAGCAGGATAATACGCCAAGCCTGCATGCAAATATAAAGCCATGTCGGTTAATGTTGCCTGATCTTTTGAGACCCTTGCACGTCTTGCGATGTAGCTTGGATTACAATCAGAACCGAACAAAATACAGTCTTGCATTGGGTAAACAGAGATATGCTGCTCGTTGTGCTTATTTGGTTGAATCAAGTCACGTGGCTCAATGTGCCAGACTGGGTTAGCATCCTGTGGGTTGTCGCACCACAAGATTTTACCAACAGCTTGACTATCAAACGGGTAATCACCCATTACCACCCATACACGATTCCACCACTTATCCCAAGCGCAACCATGAATGTGTGAACTTGCTGTAGCTGTAGCACCAAAGATCGTCTGATTTTCAAGATCAAGAATTGTCTTGTATGTTCGCCCATGATCGTTAGAGAAGTTAATTTTACCTTGACCATAGTTCGGTGCAGCAGAATAACCACCTGCAAGCACAATATTATCCTGAACATCGAACAGCCAACCTGAAAGCAACCCACCTACTGTATTCACATAACCAGTTGCAGCAACCAAAGCAGACCCATTAACAGGAAGATATTTAGCTTCACTACTACTTGCACAGATTAACGAACCATCCCCTGCAACACGACCATACATATTTGAAGCAAATCCAGATGCGATTGGGACTAGATCAGAACCATCGAAAGTACCTCGATATTCCCCTGAACCTGCATCAAGCGTAACCGCTGAGATACGAGAATATAAATCATCTACAGTTGTTTTATAGATGTTTGTGTTCGCAGTATTTCGCAAGTAGACGCTATCGTCTGAATCAATCGTGATGATTTCAAAACCACTTGCATCAATGTACTTCGTTCCTATCAACTTGTTCGGCAGACTATCACGACCACCAATAAGCTTAAAATCATTGATAGTTGCAGGAGAATCAACATCAGGAACAAATACTTGACGACCAGTTGTAAATGCACCGCTTACAGGGTTTTGCAACGCATCATATACACGATCTCGGCTCGGCATACCTGTTTCAGCAACCGTATCTACAGCATAAACAATGTGCTTGATGTTTTGATATGGAAGCTTTGCAGTAAGTACAGGGCGTTCAATTTTTAAAGAACCTGTTGCGGTGTTGGCTTGATGAAATGTAATAGAAACGCCAGTAATATCAACATTTGATGGGTTTTTAGCACTTAATGGAATTAAATACTCGGTAAAATCACCGTTGTTCTTCATCGGCACAGGGGATGATAATTCCTGTGTAACCGTTCCACCGATTTTATAAACAAGATAAGCAGTAACAGTGTCAATTGATGGACTGGAAAGCATTACACTTAAATACCCACCTTTACCCAAAAAACTATCTGGATAATCAAAATTGAAAGTAGCTCCTTGACCACGAGTAGCAGTAGTATCTGTCGCTGGAACCTCCAACACCCAGTCACCGTTTTCATTGAGATAACGGCTGTACGCAACTGCATTACCAACCGTATCGTAACCGTTGAGTTTTGGATAAGGGAATAAACTAACCTGCGTACCTGTAGCGTCTAGCGCATTTACAGTAGTGATTTTTGAGTAGCTATAAACTTTCTGCTTACTGATAATTAGATCAGTGATACTTAGCGTTGCATCCACTGTTGTGCTAAATGAGATAACAATTCGATCCGCATCTGTAGCAACGGTGGCTGGTATATTGGTATATAGGTTTGAGCCATCAGTCAGTGTTGTTGTGAATCCACTACTAGATATGACTGAACCATTAGCTCTGACTTGTGATGTTGTGACTGTTGCAGCACCTCCACCCTTTAATACATTCCCCTTAAAGTTTATGTAAACAACATCACCAGTAACCAACCCCATTTCAGAAACGTATTGTCGCAATAGTGCGGATGCAGCACCACTTAATGCAACACTATTATCAGTCCAAACTGCATTTGTTTTTAAAGATAAAAGGTTTAATTTTGGATGTGTCGCAAGGTTGGTGACACTATCATCCACCAAATCTGAAACAGTGGTTGGTAATTTAATCGGTGCAGCTCGTTTGCTCTGCATTACAGGATCGTAACTCAATACAAGCCGATCAATAGAAATTGCATCTGTACGAATTGCAGAGATACTGACTTGCACTTGCTTAATTGCTTTTCCGAAGTCAACACTGGAACTAAATTCCAAACCATTGGTTGCAGTTGTATATACATCACGTGTAATTCCAGAAGTACCATCTGTTGGCGTACCAACCAAGCGGATACGCATATCACGATTCGCCAGTTGATTTACAAGCATTGAGAAATATAACACCTGTTTATCGGCAATCGGTAATATGTGACTAAAGGTTGATCCAGCGTTAATAGTTATGCGTTCGCCTGAGTAAGTCACACCACTTAAAGTAGGAAGATGCTCAAAACGAGGGAATATATTTGTTTTAACTGCTGAACGCAAAATCTCATCTTCTATACGCTCAAAACGTGTAAATCCGCTTGTCGGCTCAAAATCACCAACATACACATCAGAAATAGTTAAAACTGCACCACCAGTAGCTTCTGGATTTACTATGATTGCATCAATATCATTAGGGTTTACTGCTGATATATTTACATCCACAAGCTTAAACCAACCTGTAGTACCATTTGGGATGTTGTAGTAGTTAGAATGTACATTTGTTGTATCTTTCTTGCGAACTTGAACCAACGCACGCATCACACCTGAGTTAAGCACTGCACTGGTAACATTCACCCATACAGAGCATGTATTAGAAAGCTTACCTTTTGTCGGCATTGTCAACTGCAAACGCCCACCGTCCATTGTTACAGCAACATTTGTTTGATTTAGTGTGTAAGTCAACAAGGATGTGGAGACAGCATTTTGATCAAAACCCTTGAAAAAGTTTAGATTGGTTTTTGTATTGGTGTAGTTTTTAGCTGTAACTAGATTTGCATCAGAATATGATTTCGCTTGGATCAGAGGATCATAAGGACTCTTGGTTAAACTTGTCGCTCCTGCTGTAGATTTGTACCACAATCCACCATTAACAACCTCACCAATATTCACAACCTGATTTACAGCTATATTAACAATGTCTGCATTTGCTTGTGCTAGTGTTGGGTAGAACTTACTAGCTACTGTACTAAGATTGGACAAAGTTGTATTTACAGTATTAGTTTGTTGAGTCAAAGCGTTATCAAGATATTCTGCTGTAGCTTTTTGATTGATTTGTGATTGCAAAGATGAATCTTGAGAATCAACATAAGTTTTATCTACTTTAAGAGCCAATTGACTATCAGTATAAGTTTTATCCGCCTTAGTTAGTAAGGTAGAGTCTACATAAGTTTTATCTACTTTAAGAGCCAATTGACTATCAGTATAAGTTTTATCTGTTTTAAGCGCTAACTGATCATCAACATAAGTTTTATCAGATTTAGTTAATAAAGATGAATCTACGTCAACTTGACTAGCCTTGAGTGCAAGTTGACTATCAACATAGGTTTTATCAGATTTAAGTGTAAGCTGATTATCAACATAAGTTTTATCAGCTTTTGTAGCAACCGCACCAATGATTGCAGATTGTGTAGAGTTACTTACAGGCTTATCAGCATCAGCAGTGTTATCAACATTACCTAAACCGATTTGACCCTTAGTAACTTGGTGAGGGTTTAATAAATCTTCAATGTGGGTTTCTAATTCTTGACGTACACCATTGACTTTCCCATCTACAGTGGTGGTATCGACTAAATCTTTCGTTGTTTTTGTGTAATCAGCTACAGAATCTAAGGTAATGGAATAATTACCACTTCCGCCTGTAGGGATTTTTTCTTGACCCGTAATATTTTCTGTAGGGATTTCTGGGGCATCTACAATTCGTAAATCTGCCATTACTTTAATTCTCCGTAATATTTGTTTTTAATAACTTCTTAATGCTTTCTCAAAGATAGTAGCTTCGTTGGCAATCTTTTGAGCTTTATCCAGAATGTTAATTACTCGTCTAGCATTCTTGTAATCTTTAGTTGTTTTCGTGATATAGTCTGAAAGTTTCTTTTTTGTAAACCAACCCTCTTTACTGCCTAACACAAGTATCTCTGCTGCATATTTTGGCACTTGAGCTAATCTTGGATTCTTTAACATCTCACCATTTAAACCAAGTTTCTTGTCAGCAAGTTTGTAATTATCTTCCCATGTTAATTGCACGAACCCACGCCCATACCACGGATAATATCGAAGATTCTTTTTACGCCAATCCTCAGATAACCAATAGGCTTCAATAACGGGTAACATTGTTTGATTTGTTTCATGCCAAGCTGTAGCTAAAACGTAAGCAGCTTGATTGTATTCAAGAGAGTGTTTGTTACAGTATTCAATAATGAGGTTGATATTATCTACTTGGTCTTGGTTTAGAGAACCAAAGGACTTTCTTAAAATAGAAAACCCTCCTGAAGTCATCTTCATTTTTCTTCCTTAATATTTTTTCTATAATTTAGAATGTGAACACGTTTATCATGTTCGTGTATAAGAAGTTTTATAAACAATACTGTAAAACAAACACAAACAGTAAATGCAGCAAAGATTACAAGGTATGGTGCAAGGAGTAAGAATTTTGCATAAAAGCCTAAAACTATGAAAGATACAGCTAATGTAAATCTAACAATAGAGCTTTTAAATGTATCTGAGAAAGCCCTGCTAATCTCGCACCATCCTATAAGGCAAGTCCAAATTAATAAACAAACCTGAATAATAACAATATATAATTCCATATTATTTACCTATCAGTTTATCAATAATGTTGTCTATAACTCTTAGTACACCACCTACAGCTTTCGATATAACTTGGTCAGTATTCTTTACAACAGCATCTAGAATCTTTAATGAGGATAATCCACATAGGATATATAAACCAAATTGATACCAAAACTCTAATAATCCTGTGTATACGATAATGGAATTAGCTATAGCCATTCCAATAACAACACCAATAATAATAGCTCCTAGAGCAATAAAACTTATTAGGAACTTCTCTAAAGGTGTTTTATTTTTCCAATCAATATCATTTCTCTTATACCAAACAGCGAGGAGACTTCCGATCAGTGATGGGAATAACCATTTAGCAATACTAATAATTGAAATGGTTGTTGTATTTGCTTCCAATGGAATTTCTCCTTTTAAGATGTACGAAGCCAAATAAACACCACAATAGATGGTTGGACGTTGTTGTGAGGTTGATCTCCACCAGCGTCACTAGTTTTAAACTTAGCACCAATATCATTTGTGTTGGTGACAGCAGAGCTTGCATAATTATCAGCTTGTTGCGATGGAAATTCATGGGAGTGTTTAGGCATTTCTTCAACTGTTAACTTATGAGTATATTCACCAAACTCTGAGGCTGGTGTTTTAACCCATTCTGGTATGTCATTTGATACATTACCAGAAAAACCAACAAGGGTTCTCCCTTCAGCAAATCTTGACCAAGTACCATAGCCAAGTCTTGTAGATGGATTCTCATTCACTGTTGTTGTGTAAAGATCACCAACCTTAATCTTTAATAATTCTTGTAAATCTTCATAAGTGACAACATCTTTTCCAGATTTATCACCACTAAATTCAGCAATGATTTCATCATCTTTCTTAATAGATGGGTTTCCATTGATGAAGTTAAAGCTTGAGGTTAAATCTGAATTACCGTAACCAACACCTTTAGTTTCAACCGTAAATTCTGGGTTGGCTTTAGATACATAGAAATCTAAATACTCATCAACAGTCTTTATGTTATTGACATCAGTAGATAGAGCATAAAAATCAGAATAGGTTGCCCAAGAGATTTCCCAAATGTCCTGATTTAATGTTGGGTCTTTATCAATGTTTTGTGATTTAGCTTTATAAACAGTACCACTTCGATTAACAAAAGATACATTAGCTTTATATGTTGTTTTAGAATCCCACTCAGCAATACCAACTTGATTAAGATAAGCCATGAATTGGTCTTGACGATTCTCAATCCAATTCACAATCTCTTTCTTTGGTTTTTCTACGATATGACCAATTTCAACTTTCTCTGATGATGGTACTGCAACATCACCATTACTAGCCCAAATTCCATAATTAATATCTGGCTTATTTACAATACCAACCATTTAAATTTTATCCTTATTTTATTCTAGAGAAACTGAAACACCGTATGTTATAGGGAGAATGTTATCTTCAAGCTCTAATCTATCAAAGAAATACGTTAGTAAACCAGATTCATCCATAGATTGAATAACGAGTTGTCCATGTTTAACTAAAGAGATTCTATTGTCTGTTCTATTTGTTACTAGGTTTACAACATTAACTAAATCATTCATTAAGCAATTAGAGTTGTTATAGATAATTCTTGCTTTGATGATACGTTTGTATTCTTCATCATTTAAACGTCTTGCTGATGATGATATGAAGTTATCAACACTATTCCAATAACCCCCAACACTTTCATCAGACAATGTGCCTAGAGTTTCAGATTGGTAACTTCCAAGAAATCCAAAGTATTTCTCTTGGTTGAAGTTTACAAGGAATCTATCTTGACCTACTAACTGTCCAATAAAGTCTAAGTGGTATTTTTCAGCAACCTCTAAGTTTAGAATATTGTCAATCAACCACAAGTATTTCTCTTGATCAATTTGATATTGATTAAGAATTACTTCAATAACTTTTTTTAGATTCTCACTCTCAACAAACAATGATGGAGAGTAGGTAAGAAAGTCACTGTAGTAATTTATCGTTGTATTATTCATTAGCTACTACCACCAATAATAATATCTTCAGCACTCAATGTTGCAAGTTCATTGTGGTTAAGGACAATATCATCTGTACCTAAAGTGCCACCTACATAACCAATCTTGAGATTCCTAAATGCAAAACCTTTAACAGAGTTGATAGGGTCTGATAGGCGAGAGTAATAAATATCCTCACCAACATTTAGGTTGTTGAAGTAATCTACAAGTGCTTGTCTAATTAAGCTCTTACCGTTTGATGGGAAATCAGGGAATACAACCAAAGACATAGAGATTTGTAATGCTCTAGTTTTAGGTCTTGAGAATCTTACTAAATGAGGGAATCCATTAATATCAGAAACTTGTTTAACAATATCGCCAACCATTCCAATACCATCCCCAACACTGTTAAACAACGCTAGAGCGATTTCATCTTCGTTACCACCTAATACAGTAACACTCAACCCATTATTGGTTATGCCACTTCCTGTGGTGTTGCTAGAGGTGTTTGCAACGACATTCTCATAAGTAACCCCCCTAACTGATTTGAGAGCCATTATGATAGAATTATACTTACCTGACGCACTACCCTTTTGCAATTTAGCACGATACCTATAATCTTCATCCGATTCTGTCCCTACGGATGGGAAAATGTAGAAAGGGTTTGTTACGCTATCCCAACCAGAAGTAGATGTCTTAATACTTGTTACTTGATCAGCTTTAGATTCTTTAGCATTGAATGTTACTGATGTAGCATAAGCTTGAGAGTAGCTTTTGATGATTGATAAATTAGGTGTTGTTGTAAATGTTCCAACATTTGATTGATCTGTAATTACAACCTTAACAGTGTTATCGTTGTTTCTTGTAGCCGTTAAATATGCAGATTGAGAGTTGATTGCATCTACAATTCTATCAGCAACTAATCTTAAAGTTGTATCTGTAACAGTTGTTTGGATATCAATAGGAGCACTTTCAGATAACAACCCATCAATAGAGTAATTGATTCTGTATGTGTTAGCACCTGTTAGAGTGTTTTCAATAACGACACCATTTACCGACACATTACCAAAAGTGACATCACTATCAATAGAGTATGAATCACCAGTGATATAGTTTGTAACTTCACTACCCTTAGCAACTAATGTTCCAATATCACCTGATAGGATTAACAACCCTGTAGCTTGAGATGGAGATAAGCGAGGAATACCCCAAAGTTGTCCGAAAAGGTTATCCGCTTGTTGATCTTCAACTTGGTTAGCATCAAATGCAGCAAGGATTTGTGGGAGTAATTCAGATGTCTCTACTTTAGGTTTTGCTGTAATTGCAAACAATCTACCAAGAATAGAGCTGTCATCAGCACGTAAAGGTTTACCATCAAGGATATCCGCAAATTTAACTTCTGCATCTGCTTTCATGTTACTACGGACTTCATCTAATCCTTCTACAATGATTCCGCTATCATTAAAAATGTCTGCCATTAAATTTTATCCTTAAATTGCTATGAGTATTGATTTGTTATTTTCATCTGTAATTTTGATTCCTTTCTCATTCAATAGAAGATAGAATCTTTCAATGGCTACATCTTCTGCAATCTTTACATTAAAGAAACATGAGTATGTATAGTTTTCTAGAGTTGATGTGTAATCTGTTATCTCTAATACCATTTGTTCTTTTTGTATTTCATTTTGAAATAGAAGATCAATTGTATTTTTAGGTCTTGATTTACCAAACACATCATTGATGAAGTCAATACCGTAACTCTCATTCCAAATCAAATCTCTAGCGAATGTTTTAAATCTAATGTAAAGACGTTGTGTTGCTTCTGATACTGAATCATCTGTGATGTTTAAATCGAAGTCATCGGTGAATGAAATATCTTTTGTTAATTGGTTGAATAGAATATCCATATATTAAACACCCTTTTAGATTGAGTTTGGAGGAGCAGTAACCATAGGGCTTCCGTCATCGGTATAGTTATGAGTGTGTGAACGGATAAACTGGATCAAAGATACACCTTGAATAACAATATCATTATCAACATTAATTACAGCGTTGTTTGTATTCACTGTTTCAGATTTAATATTTACAACACTAGATTTCATTTCAATGTTTGAGTTTGAGCTTACAAAAACACCCCCAGATTCTTTAATCTCAATTTTAGATTCTTGAGGGGTGTTTTTGTTGTGAACAATATTCAAGCTTGTATTGTCAAACTCATTAGCGTAGTTGTTAGCATCAAAGCAACTTTCTTGTGTTGTTTGGAAGCCTACTTCTGCTGTAACATCATTAAGATTTAAGAAAGCATTTGTTACTGGGTCATGTGGTTGAGTGTTACCATCTAGGAAACTTTGGATGCTACAATTCTGAAAGACTAATCTAACCTGATCACCTTGTTTAACAGGAAAGCAAATAGTTGAGGATTTGTTGGATGGAAAGATTAAACGAACATTCTTAATTGTTGTTCTTTCAAATGTATCGCCTGTTTGTGGGTTAATGCGATTGACAATAGGTTTAACATCGACATAGCCTTCTTTCAATCTTTGAACACCAACAACAACAGCAGGGATTGAGAAGTTTAAATCTCTGATTTGATTCTTTACTAAGAAATTAATAAGCTTTTCACTCATCAGAAATCACCTCTTCGCTACCACTATCATCCTGAGATTGATTACCAAGCTCACCGTACATAACACCATCTTGTTGTTCTGATTCAGCAATCTCTTGGTCTGTTGCTACTTTTCCGTATCTGTCACCAGAATCTTCGCAATACAAGACCATCTCCCAATCACCTTTTCTATTATTACCTTTGTATGTAGCTTCTCTGACACGATAAACATTGTCATACTCATCTAATAGTGATGAAACTATAACGTGCCCTTGAGGCGTTACAGAGGGATTTAGTAATGCTGTAACTTTTGCATATTTACGATTGATCTTGATTGTTCTGTTATTTCTTACACGATCTTTGACATTCTTACCATCTGCTTTACGTTTAGCATCTTTTTCATCTTGCTCTCTACGTTTAGCGTTCGATTGGGCGATAGCAGTTTTCGACTTATCTGTTTGAACTTCATTTGTAGCGAGTTCAACAGTTTCATAAGCGGTTGCAATCTTATACTCTTCTTCTACCTTTCTTAAACCAGTGTTTCTAGATAGGATGTACACATCTTTATATCTATCTTCTTGTGTTACAAATAGCGATTTAAAAGCAGACCTATCTTTCTTGTGTTTACTTAGGTTTGGAACTTTAGCATACCCTTCTGTGATTTTCTTTAATGCGAAATTTACACCAGCTTGAGTAAACGAATAAACAAATGCAATAGAACCGTCTTCTTGTTGTTCTGTTTTTCTAGTAAGCATGAATGCATCACACATTACTTTAATTATATCTCTGATAATGCCTTCAAAATCTGTATTGACAGCTAAACTTAAAACATACTCAGTGACTTTTTCAACATTCTGTTTTGGGACGTTACTAAAATCAAATATCATTGATTTTGCCCCAGCTAGTTTAGACACATCGAGTAAGACTTCAGAAAGAGTTCTTACACCAGTACCTCCACCATCGTATGAGTTGTAGAAGTATTCTAGAGAGTTTGCTGAACAGTTAATGTTGGTAGTTGTCGTACCGTTCTCTCTAACTTGCCACATTCTTGTAATCATGGCAATGAATAATGGTTTAATCTCTGAGTTTGTGTATCCGCATCTTAGAGTTACACTACCACCCTCACTGTTCATTCGTTTATAGGTTTCTTGAGTTAAACCTTTAATTGATATTGTTCCAACTGAAGAATTTTCATTTTCATCAATGGTTTTGAAAAACTCAAAATCAATTTCAAACTGGTTAGGGATTGTGATGATCTCACCTGTTGTGTAGTTTTTTACTTCTACTTCAGCGTATCTACCAAACTGAATACCTTTACTAATAGCCAATTACAATCCCTTCTTCTATTTTATTCTAGTTACCAACCAACTTGATTCTTATGTTTTTATCAAGTCTTTCCTTTAGGTCAAAAGAGTTACCAACGAAACACATATCAAAATCATCAGACCAATTTGAGAAGTCGTATGATTTGTCATAGACAAAACTTTTACTCTTTGGTAATAATGTAACGTAATACTTTAAGTCTATTTGAGTAGCGTTGAAGTTTAACTCACAACGTCTACCGTAGTCTAAGAATGTGTACGGTAATAGCACATCACCATCAACACTAGAGATAGATAAACTTCTTTTCTTATTTCTTAGATTGTATTTAACATCCAAAACTAATAAGTTGTTCTCAAGTCTGATTCTTGTTTTGTAATTGTAGTTATCTGATACAGGAACAATCACGTAGTTTGTGACAAAATCATCAAAAAGACTGTCGTCAAAATCGCTCATAATTATCTTCCTACTTCTCTTACAACTCTTGTTGCATCACCAACTTGTTCAAAATACCACTTCGAGTTAGCCCCAGTAGCCTCTAAGCCAATCGCCATTTTCCTAGCTTCAACAGCATTTTTTAGAATCCTTTCTTCTGATAAAATACCGCTAGGAACTTGTTTTTTAACAGACTGTGGATCAGTGTTTTTCTCTGCGACAGTTGTTGCATCAGGCTTAGTTGTAGAGTTATCGTCTGTAGTCGATGTTTTTGTAGTACCTAAATCTGTCACAACTTTTGAGTGTGCTTTCAATGGAGGTTGCATTTGATCTTCTTGCAACTGCCCAAAGCTAACGTAAGCAACATCAACTTGTTCAATCGTCATCTTTAGGAAGATAACACCATTAGAGCTTTCGCCTGTATCAATCTCAAGAGAGGTTATCGCACAATTCTCATATTCTTTGTAATACTTTGAGGTAAGCTGATCATATCTCTCACTCACTGTATTTGCAAAAGATGCTTTGTCACCTTCTAGAATAGAAACAATCTGACGATCCTTCCATAGAGCTTTCAAAGCATCTCTCATCTTTATGTGATAATTGTTGTCACCTTGAGCAGAGCTTTGACTAACAAAATCCTCCCCATTCCAGTAAATCTCATTTTCCTGATTAAACAGTGAATATGCAGAAACAACCGTGTTTAGAGAGTATGTTGGGTTTTCGGTTGAAATATTGTCAGATATCGGAAAACCAAATTCTACAGTGCTTGAGGACACACTAGCTCTCAAGCTCTCTGTAAAAGATTGTACTGATTCAAAAGAAAATATCTGTTTTACATTACCATCTTTGTCTCGATTTAATAAAGTGTAAATCAAAAAGTTTTCCTCCGATTATGGCATTACGTCAGCCGTTGCTTCTTGTCTTTTAACATTTCCATCTTTATCAATATGGACATTTGTCATTGAGTTAATGGTTATTTTAGGTATTGACTTTCCAAACGCATTAGGTGATGCATAAGGTATCGGAGAGTTGTTTCCGCCACGTGATGCTTCTGCATTCTTAATGGCTTGTTGGGTCTGTTTTTTCAGTGCTTGTTGCCCTGCATTCTTAGATAGTATGTCTGACGAAGAAAGTTTTTTAGCGTTTACATCACCAAAATATCTAAACGTCTCTTTCTTGCCAGAAGACCACCAAGTAGGGTCTAGAGCGTGTTTCAGGTTTATCCAATTTACTTGCATATCAAGAGTCATCAACTCCCAACGTAATTTGAAGTTCTCTAACTTAGCTCCTAGTGTGTCAATCCATGTCCACTTACCAAGCTTCTGATCTTGCATTGTTTTACCGAATTGTTGAAGTAATGTCAATGCCCCTGATATTGCTAAACCAACCCAACCGAATCTTCTGGTGATTGTGATTAATGCTTGTCCCATTCTACCATTAAGGAAGCCTGTTACTATTCTTGCAATACCAGAGAAGCTTTTTAGATTCTTTGTTACGGAGGATACTGCTTTTCTTTTCTTGAACAGCAACCCAAGTACGATAGTTAGAGCAATTGATAGTAAACCGTTTCCACCAGTTAAGTCGTCTATAGATTTTTTAAACGCTTTAGCACCAGTTGTAATCTCACTTAATATATCAACAAGAGCTGAGAGTTTGTCAAAGATTTCACCCAACATTGCATCTAAACCACCAGTCATAATACTTTCAGCAAAGTCATTCAGGCGGTTCATAAATTGTTGTTGCTTTACTACAGACTGATTCAATGCTTTGTCTAATGCGCTATTCTTATTAGCCATTTCAGACATAAGCTCTGCAACACGAGGAAGAACATCCTCTGCTTTTACAGCACCAGCCTTACGCATTTTCTCGTAGCCTTTTTGGTCTACCTTATAAACCTCCATCGCAGCTTTTTTGATAAGCTCTTTCATTGGAAGTCCACGTTCAGCCATTTGTCCTTCTTCTTCTGCCTCAATCTTCCCTTTAGAGAACATTTGAGTCATTGCACGGTAAACGCCTTTTTGATCATCAGCACTGTTGCCCATCACTGTCATTAACTCACCAAAACCTGTAAAGATTTTCTGTGTCTTTTCTAGTGATAGTTTACCTTGTACGGATTGCATTACCTTAGCAAAACCTAAGCCCATTTCTGTAGTGCTTTGACCTAGACGATTAGATTCTTTTCTAACATATTCCATTGCCTTAGCATATTCTTCAGCATCCTTTGTAGAAGCTGTCATAATGTTAGACATTTTAATACGTTCACGACCAGCTTGTACTGTTTCTTTGACAGCAAAACCAGCACTAGGTAATCCACCAGCTAATGCAACTGCTGGAAGCATTGACCTAAAGAAACCTCCTGAGAAGTCTCCACCTCCACCACGACCAAACATTCCACCAAACATATTATTATTGGTTTGTCTTGTGTTAGATTGATTACCTGAGCTGTTACCAACACGACCTTGATTAACTCTTAGAGATACTGTAGAGTTTGCTCTAAGTTCTTTCATCTTACCGTTGACAGCAACTAAATCCTCTTTAGTAGCACGTACAGTGGCTCTATATTTCTCCCATAAAGGCTCACCAGCTCTTACTGAGGCATGGATTCTACCTAATGCTTTAGTAATACCTTTTTGGTTGTTTTGAATAGATGTAAGAGCTTTTTCAACTAGGTTTACATTAGTAGCAACACTCTTGTAGCTATCTGCAATATTTTGGTTAGCTTTCTTTAAAGATACTTTATCTAACTTTGTGGTAACGCCATCTAATGCTGATGAAGCACTACGTAGTTTTTCAGCTAATACGCCAATGTTTCTTGATGCAGCTACTGTATTACCACGTACCTCTCTAAGCTTACTATTGAATGCGTCTAAACCTGTTGTATCAACTTTAAATCCAAGACTAGCAAACATACTAGCAATTTGATTAGACATACATACCTTTCCTTGTCTTGGTTATCTACTGTTTGAACTTTCTTTTTGTCTTAAATAATCTTCGTATGAAATTAAGTTTTCATATTCGTAGTATTCTTTTAGATCAAGAACATCATCTACTGTCATTTCGTATTTTAATTTTAATAGTAGAGATGGTTTATCTTTTGTTTTTGGATGACATAATACTTCCATCCATTCAACAGGAAGTGAGAGGTTATTCTCAAGTCTGTCATATTCTCGTTTATTTACCCTCGTTACTTGGTTTTCCTCTTTAGGAATTACTTCGCATTTGTAACGAGTCTTTGAAAAGATTCAAGATAGTTTAATTTTAAAACTTCGTAAGTGAGCTTTAATAATGTATCGTAGTTTTGTTCAAACTCAACATCGAAGTTAACCTTTGAGCCATTAACTGTTACAGCATCCATAAGCTCAACAATAATGTCGAACACTTCTGAAGCATTTTCACCAGCAAGTAATGAAGATAATTCTGAAACAACTGTTTCATCTTCTACATCAGGATTTCCCCAAAACTTTAAGAATGGGAATACGTATTTAGTAACACGAGTAAGTAGCATAAAACCTTGCTTACCACGAAAAGCATCAATGATGTAAGTTTTATCGTTTAATTGAGTAATTTGTTGCTTTGACATTTAATTTATATCTCCTAAAAATTTGGATCGCCTTTCTCTGGTTGATGTGGCGTAGTTTGTACAGGTGTGTTTTCACTAACACCTTTAGATTCTAGTTGAGCATTGGCTTCACTTTGTTTTGAGCCTGTTGCTGTTTGTGCTGTGCTATCAGAAGCAAATACATTAGTTGTTAGTGTTGATTTAACACCAAATACATAAACCTTGTTAGGTGCTTGCATTGATAAAGTTATCTCAGGCATACTAATAATATGTGATCTAAAGATATCTACAATATCCCCATTCTCATATACACTAATATAGAACCAACCTTTTAACTCTTGTTGTTTTCTTGCAAGAGCTTGTAGGATAGAATTTGACTTTGCTGTTGGGAGGATGTTCAAAGTAAGTGTCATCATCTCCTCTTTGTCATAATAAGTATAGTAGCTTGGGTCAATACCAAACTCTGCAACACTTATTGTTCTAGCACTAATGGTTGCTTCCTCAATACCATCAATTTCCATACGAGCAATGGTGATCTTATTTCTTGATGCATCATAAACTTTAGTTGATCTTTCTAAGAGGTTTCCACCATCCCATAAGGATTTTGCTTTCTCTGCTAACCCTGTTAATATTGAAGCCATTTAATATCCTATGCTTTGTATTTTTGTCTTAGAAAAGATTTTTAAGTTTATCCATTGTCGATGAGAATACTTCAACACCTTTACTTTCAATTGATGAGAGGTCAATACCTACCATATCAGCAAGCTCTACAACTTTAACTAAAGATTGAATCTTAGAGTAAAGCTCATTGCTTTCGTAAGTACCTTGTTGTGTGTATCTACCGTTGTGACAAATGAATGTCCACGTTTTAACACCAACATCAGATGCAAAGTTTGTGCTTGCTTCGTTCTCGAAGAAACAATCTAGAGCAAAGAATCTAGTACCACCTTCACTCATCTTTTCCTCAACTTCAATCGGCATTTTAAATTCAACATTAGTCTTTTGATACAGCTTAAATAATAGGTGTAACCACGTATTAGCTTCGCTAGTTTGATTAACATGGAAAGTTAACCTATAACTACCATACTTGTCCTTAAACGCTGTTCTTGAGCCATCCATAGCCTTTCTGAACGTGGTTACATCATTCTCTCTTTCAATGTCAACAATGTTGCTTTCAGAGAACCCTTCAATTGGTATTCCAAAAATCTTACATCTAACTTGAGACGGTACATAAGAGTTTAAATATTTCATTGAAGAGTTTATCCTTTATTTGTTAAACAACACTTTTCCATTCGTCATCAATGTTAACGCCAAGTGCTTCCAATACTTGAACAGTATCAGGGTCAATTAAACCGTTACCACCAATCCATTGATCAGCCCAAGCGAAAGTAATCATCCAATCACGAGTACCTGTTGCACTACCAAACTCTTGTGAAGTTGGGCGTGATACATAGCATTGAGATGAGTAGACATAAGAACGACCACTCTTATCAGCAAATGTACAAGTAAAGATACCATCACGACCTGAAATATCATTCTCATCGTAACGTAGTAAAGCGCTAAGAACATCATTTGATCGAGATGTTTGTTCTAAATGAATAGTCATCTGAACCGTCTTATCTAAACGATGTGTACGAGTAGTGTGACCATCGATACCTACAGTGTTAGTCCATGTTTGATCAGGGAACTCAATACTCACTGTAGAATCTGCTGTAAAACCTGTAACAGCGTGACTTACATTTGTTTTAGGATGACTAATAACAATTGTTGTAGAATGTGGGATATAACTATTTAAAGTACGTCCAGCCATTTATAATTCTCCTTATTAAGCGTAAACAGTGCCTTCAACAGCATCTACGTAAATGATTGCACCAGCTAATCTAGCTCGGAAAGTCAACCGTGAAAGAACACCAGAAGCTCGTTCTTGTGAAGTTAATTTGTTAGCATCTGGAACAGAGATTTGGAATCCATCATCTTGTGTAAGAATGTTGTTTGTAACAGCTTCATTTAATACTGTAACCAACTCTGCTTTAAATAAATCAATACCACCGTTTGTATATAGGATACGTTCTTTGGTATATAGAAGATTCCATAAGCGTTCACCAATACGAATCTTAAGCCAGATAGCGCCTAAGATAACGTGAATCTTTTCACCACTAGGTACATTACCGTTACCAACAATAACACTATCTTGACCTACTTTAGTGTAGAAGTGAGCTTCTTTGTCTCGTAAGTAATTTACTTCTGTTGATGTATAACCTTCAGCAACTAACCCAGCTAAAGTTTTATATAGCCAAAGATTTGAACCAATAACTGCTGATGCAAAACGACCTACCCAAGCAGCCTCACCCATTGATACAGCAGTATCTTTAAAGTGGATACCGAAAGACTTAACAAAGTTTAATTCTTTTAGTTTAGAGAAGATGTCTGTAGTAGCATTTGTAATAGTAGCAGCGTTAGTATCGCTGAACACATAGATAATGTCTTGTGTTTCTACATAAGTAGCGATAGCAAGTTTATCTGTATCAGAAGATGCATCTGTTACCAAGAAGAACCATTCATTAGTTTGACCTTGTAAGTCTTGAATAGCTGTTACATAGCTTGTTTGTGTTGCAACATCAAATTGACCTACAACAATCTCTTTAACTTGGGGGTTTTGAGAGAAGATTCGTTGTGCTGCAATATATGCTTTGTCTGTTGCTTCAAATCCATCAGATAACATTGCTGTTACGCTAGTGAATTTACGATAACCTGTATATCGGTTCTCACCTGTCAATACTGCAATCGTTTGAAGGTCTCGTACTGTTTTGGATACAACCTCTCGGTTGATAATCACATTAACAATATCTTTAATTTCTAACATTTTTCATTCCTGTGTTAGTTGTATATTGTTCCTTCAACCTTATCCACACCTAAGATAGTATGTACGAGTGTTGCAGAAAACTTCATTGATAATTTATTTGTTCTTCTATCTTGTGTTACTTCTGTTATTCTGTAGTCAGAGAAATGATTTTCTGTTACAGCAACATCTAATACCTCTTTAAGACCATTCTCCATAAGAATGCTTCCAGAGTTTGTTTGAGGAACTTTCTCTTTTGTGTATAAGATTTTCCATAAGTTTCTTTGAATAGCCCAAATGAGCCAATCATTCATAACTTTATATTCAATCTTTGTTCCATCAGCCGTTGTACCACTACCTACTGTTGCTTTATCTCTACCGTAGATTAATACTGATGAAGTAGATAAGTTTGGAAGGTTTGTTCTTTTTGTTGTTGCTACTTTAGCTAAGAACTTATGCAACCATTGAATCCTGCTAGGGAAATAGAAACCACAATTCCCAATCCAAGATGCTTCTGGATAGTTAGATAATCTTGATTGAGCAACCTCTACAGGCATGTCGTAAGTTTCAAACTGAATAAGACTATTATCATCCCATGATACACCGTTTGTATTGCCCCATTGCCAAACACCTTTACCGTCAGAGTAAGGGAGATCAACTAAGAAGAAATCATCTTGGAAGTAATAAACAAGTTTCGATCTACCTTGAATTAATGTAGATACATCTGCTGTTGATGAAAAGAATTGTAATTTGAATTGTTCTTCAACTATTGAGTTATTGAAAGATAAAACATCATCTATATCTTTACTATCAATCACAACATAGTAGTAAGTTGAATTATCATCAGCCTTGTAAGCTTCTTCAAATGTCTCTGTTGATCTCTTAGCTCTTACGACTACCTTTCCCATCTTTCCTTGAGCAAATACACTGTGTACGAAGTTATATACGTTCTCTACCCTCATGTAACCAGCATCTAAGAGTTGGCTTAGTTGAGTAACTTCAAGTGTTCTTGGAGCAGTATCACTTTCGGAGATAAACCCTACAGTATAGAAAGCATCACTTTGTATCTGAAAATCTTCAACTTGTATATCAACTTTAATAGGTGAAAAATCTATGTCAATTGTCATATTTCACACCTTTGTTAATTTATCTTGGAAATCGTAAACTCGATGTTATAAATACTTACAGCTCTTGAATATGTTTTTAAACTGATTGTCATACCATTACTAGATAAAGGTGTATCACCATAGACAACTGTACTAAAGCTCATGTCTTGTACTAAATTGTCACCTCGAAGTGTTCTATCTTCAATGTAAGGGTTTTCTGTAGTATTCTTACTAAATACAATTTGTATACGATCAGCACTATTTGAAGCAGCAACTTTAAATCTTACACGGACAGCATAAAAACCATTTACATCCGTCATTAAGCATTTTTGTGTTGTGCCATCATAGAATGTTGTAACATTGATAGGCATACCATTTGAGATAGTAGTTCCTGAGTTGTTAGGGATAATTACTGTAGTGTTAGCTTCGATATTGAAAGGTGATGTATCTGTATATTGACCATCTTTATAACTTCCCCAACCTAAAAGTCTAGGTGGTACATTTGATTGTAAGGTTGTCGAATTGTTGTATGTAACAATTACTGAGTGATCGTCTTGAATAACAATATTTGTTGCTTGAGCAGCGTCTTGACCGTCTTGACCAGCTACGCCTTGTAAACCTTGCTCACCCTGAACACCTTGTAAACCTTGTGTACCTCTAATGTTTGTAGCATTACTGATATTTGCCACAAGACCTGTTGAGGATAGATAACCTACTGCTGGCTTTGTACCTGAACCACCTGTCCAATCAATAACACGTAGAACAAGCTCATCAGTACCTCTAACTTCTGTTCTAAGAGATGGTGTCCAACCATTATTGCCAGTAGCACCAGTCGCTCCTGTAGCACCTTTTAGAGATACAATCCATTGTTGTTCTGTACCAATAAAACCATTGCTAACCGCAATTTGATACGCTGATAAACCATTTGCACCATTAATACCGTCTTTACCATTAGTGCCATTCTGCCCTGTTGCTCCTGTAGCACCTGTGTCACCTTTCTCACCCTGAACATTATCTAGCATCCAAGCTTGGAATGTTGATCTACGTAATAGTCTAGCTTCACCATCATCTACGATAAGAAACAAATCGTTGTCTGTAAAACTGGCAGATGTTGCTACTGGAATATCATTAATCTTAACTTCATTTTCTGCCATTACGCACCTTTCTCTTTGTTGTTTTCTGTATCATAAACATAGTCAAAATCTGTTGACTCTAAGTCACCATGAAATACAGCTTCTTTAATTATTGGTGTCTCTGATGTAACTGTTCTTTCAATGCGTAGGAGTAAATCTATTGTTGCTCTACGATAGGAGGTTGTGTTGTCAATCGGTGTAAACATGTAAAGGATATCTTGATAAGATACTAAGCCGATATTGTTACTACCGAACAACCATGCACTATTGGAGAACCCTAAACCAGTGTGAAAGTCCTCTACATATTCTTGGAATGTTTCATCTTTGGGGTCATACTGAAATGTCAAACTGATATTAACTTCTTTAACTTGAGAAATACTTTCAATTAAATTGAAGAATTTCCTGTCAGTGAAGATATGATTGCCGTTATCATCAACGACATAATCATTATTATCCCATTGTAACTTCTCTTCGTATGTTGGTAGTACATTTACAGTCTTACTAGGCATACCAATATTTCTACTGTCAATAAAACTAACCATACAGTAGGGAGGTTTTGGTTCAGGATATCCTTTATCAGCAAAGAATAATTTAAACTTTGGCTCAATCATTGGAGATAGAGCTTTATAGATATTCGTTTCAAAGATCACTAATAAATCCTCTCAACTTTACCTGTAACTCTATTAGTATCATCTTTGTCTAGTTTTACTGCAACACATTCACAGTGAGTGCCAAAGTTGCCAAAAGGTCTCACAACTAAAACTTCCCAAAGAGCATCCCTATATTTTAATAAATCAGCTTCTAAAGGAGTATCACCTGTTCTTGTTGTATACAACCAACTATCACTAGAGAACCAAACAGCCTCTTTTTCTCGTTTACCTTCAGGTAATAGTTTTGTTAAGTATTGTGGGAAGTTTGGTTGAACATTTGCAGCAATTGTAATTTCTTGTTTTTGTGCTGGAACGTAATTCCCTTCAACCCAATCACCACCACCAACATCTCTTATAATTGTGTAAGGTCTTTTACCAAGTCTTACTCGACTATTTGTTGACAAGGTTATTTACTCCCTTTAATGTTTTCAAAACTTTGTTGAAATACTTTAGCTTTAAATGAAGTAAGCATTACACCTGTATCATCTAGTTGGTAAGTATGCCCTTTAATTCTAATTGTAATTGGAGAAAGTTTCTTATTAGATTGCGACAGAACAACTTCGTTATAATCTTTCTTAATTTCTGTGGCTAAAGATATGAGTGTAATGTTATCTACCAATCCTGTACAAAGACTTTGGAAATACTTTTTAATTTCTTCGTTGTAGCTGAATTTAACTTTGTTTACAAGCTGTCTAAAGTAAGGGCGGGGAGGAATATGAACACCATTCTCTCCCATTGTTCCAAACTCTTGCCAATACGCTACAGAAGCAATGTATGTGCCTTCATTCTTATGTCCTGATGGATATTTCTTTTTATCAATCCAGCCAAACCTAATATGTCTTACGTTGCCTTTCTTACAAGCTCTCTTAATATTCTTTAAGTATGAATCATCGAAGTCGATATCAAGATTAACAAAAACACCTTGAGCTTGTTGTCTTAATACTTTCTTAGATGTTGCCATTTACACTTGTCTCTATATTAGGGTGAATTACTATTCTGAATTTCATTTTCAGGTAAGTAGAAATCAACAACACCTGTAGCACATAAGTCATTACCTAAACCTTGTTTATCTTCATAAGGCTCTACAATGTCTTGACCATTCACTTTATAAATTCTTCTACCTTTCCACATAGGGACATTAGTTTCAGAACCTCTGTAGAATGGTTGCCAAGTAAATTCATTTGATTTAGCGTAGTATTCACTTTCACAACGATACGTACCACCGAAGTAAGCTAGTGGAGCTAACATACCAAAAGCAGGGTCTTTAAGCTTTTTAGTAAGTAATGACATGAATGCATCGAATGCTTCTTTACCATATCGTTCTTCTTGCCCTACACGCTCTCTCAGAGCCGTATGTGACATCTTCATTGCGATAGCCATACCAACAGTCCTACTCATTGTAGAATAGCCAATACAGTGGTATTTTTGGACTATACGAGCATAATCACTATCTTGCAGAATATAGAAATATTCATCTGTGTCGCCATACTCTAAACGTAGGTCTAAGATTGCTTCTGCTAAGTCTACAGTATTAAGTGGTGAACACTGTTTCATATTTTATCCTTTCATAATTAAATAATCGTGTACCAATTACTTGAGTATGAAAGGAGGGCTTTCACACCCTCCAAACATTAGCCACTATTATTTAGTAATAGTAACATCTACAGATAACTCTGGTTGAGTCATGTAGAAAGCAACGCTTGATTCTAAACCAACTTCAAAGTGTTGGTCGTGTTGAATCGGAGTACGCCAAGCGTAAGTTTCAGAACCTTTAGCGCCCAACTGAGAGAAGTAAGGAGCTGGTGCTGCAACAGCTTTGTACAAACCACGAACACCACGTAATACTGTGAAGCCTTTACCATCTACAGTAACTTCTACATTAGTACCATCTTGACGAGTGAATACGTTAGGGTAAGTGATGAAACGAACACCGTTACCAAGATCGAATACTTGAGAAACACCATGAGCTGTCAATGAAGCTTCGCTGTAAAGTAAGTCTTGAGCAAGAGCTAAACCAGCACGACCTGTACCTGTAATCAAGTTAGCACGTAAAGGAGCGATTGAAGCGTGAGTAGAGATTGCTTGTAAGTCAGCGTTAGTAACAACGATATCAACTACTGGAACTACTGGAGATACTTTGTTAGCGCGTTGAATCTTAGTTTTAAGAGCCACAGCCCAAGCTAAGATATCTAGAGTGGAGCTAGTAAGATCAAGAGTTTCAGTTAAGCGTACAACACCTAAGTTAGCTACCATGTCTAAGTATGCAGTACCATCACGAGGGTCACGTAGAACACCTTTAGCAGCTTCTACAGCCATGTACTCATGGTTTTGAGTCATAGTTAGAGACATACGCTCTAAACGATCAAGAGTTTCATCATTGATTGTGATAGCACGTTCAGCATCAGTCAAACCGTTGAAGTTTGCTACACGACCTTCAAAGTTTTCGTAAGTGATAGACTCTACGAGTTTCATGTGAGGGATAGCAAAAGTAACAGCTTTTTGAACTGTCTTAGCTGTACGGTCAGCATCACGCTCACGAACAGAGTTGAAGCCTGACATTTTACCGTAGTCAGTCATTGTTACATCTGCAATTACAGTACGTTGAGTAACAGGTTCTACTGTATATAAACCAGTTTTAGAGAAAGCACCGTAAGGGTATGCTACTGTCTCAAATGATTCTGTTACGTCAATAAAGCGTGAACTGTTTAATGGGTTTACAATTGTTTGTGCCATGTTATATAAATTCCTTTCTATTTATTCTTTAATAATAGGGATTAGCGTTAGCTAATTACCCTTTAACTGCTTGTTTAAGAACTTTGAAACCATTCTCTACTTTTAAACGAGTAAAGATTGCTTCTTTGTTTGCAGCGTTTGAATCAGAAGGGAATTTAATTTCCGCATCACCAATTGCACCGCCATTACGAGCATCAAAAACTACAATAGCTTTAGGCTCTGTTAAGTAACCAGTTTTAAGCTCTACAATATTTGGGTCAAAACCATTTGAGCAATCGCCTTTGATTTCTTTACCAGCAAGGATTGCAATTTTACCTGATGCGGCAGCAGCAAGAGTTGCTTGATCAGCAGGAACAGTAATTGATTTATTGTCAGCACTTAGAATAACTAAAGTACCGATTTGGTAGATACCAGCAGTACCAGTAAATGATACAGTTTCACGTGCCCAACCAACTTGTTGACCATTCTCTGATTGGAAAACTTCATCCCAAGTTGTGTAGTTATATTGATGAGGTAGGTTTGTAACTAACATATTATTTTATTCCTTCTGTCTTATGCTTTTTGTTTTGCTTTACGAGCTTGAGCTTGTTTAAGAAGCATTTCTTCTGGTGTCTCAGCAATTGCTGATGCAGAAGCAGAATGACCTACCTCTTCCATAGATTGTTCTTGAGTTTTTACTGATGCTTGAAAATCTGCTACAACTTTACCAAAAGCATCTTCATCTAATGATGCAAACATTGTTGCGTACATTTGAGGTTTTTCTGATTCAGTTCCAAATACAGCAGCTAACTTTTCTACACGAGCATTGTGAGCAGCATCAGCTTTAAATTTAGTTAACTCAGCTTCAGCATGTTCTTTAGCTAAAACAGAAGCAGATAAATCAGATTGAACTTTAGATAAGTCACCTTGTAGTTTAGCTACTTGAGCTTCTAGTGATTGCTTATCAATTGTGGCTGTTGCCAGTTGAGCTGTTAATTCTTCAACAGAAGCAACTTGCTCTTGAACATTTTGTTCAGACATTGTTTGTGTTTCCTTGTTGTGTTTCAATGTGGTCGATTGTTCAACCGTATTATTAAAATAAACAGTGTTGTTTGATGATTTCATTGATAGATAATTTTCAAAATCTTCAACTTCCATTAGCTTATCAACAAAACCAATTGTTAATGCTACGTCAGCATCATATACACTTGCTTGAGTGTCCTTGACCGCTTGTACAGACATGTTTCGATGTGTTGCAACATGATTAACAAACTTCTCATAAGATTTATTAACACTTTCTTGTAAGTCATTAATAAACTTCTCTGTGAAGTCTCCATCTGCATTAAATGGAATCTTATTTCCACCAGCAAATACAAATGAACGATCAATACCAATCTCTTTAAGCATTCGACTATTGTTATAGAGTTGTACAACTACACCAACAGAACCAATTTGAGACATTGGATTTGCAATAACTTCGTCTGCAATAGCAGTCCACGCAAAAGCAGCAGAAGCCGATAACCCATCTACATAAGCTGTCAACTTAACACTGTTTTCTTTTGCTAATTTTTGAACATAGTTCGCAGCTTCGAAGCAACCGTAGGCTTCACCCCCTGAACTATCTACCATCAAAACACAGTGAGAAATTCCTTCATCAACTTGTGCTTTAAATGTCTTTTTAAGTCCCTCGTAAGACGTTAGCTCCATGCAATCAGCATTTAACTGTCCTTCACGATTGACTAATGTATCTTTAATTTCTAATGTTGCTACCATTGTGTTTGGGTTAATCCCAATACTTGATAATCTACGTTTCTGGTAGGCTTCATCACTATTAAAATCTGCTCTTAGAAGTGGTTTTGATTCTTCTTGTTTTGCTAACTTTAATAATGCAGACCGTTGTGGGTCTGCTAAGTAATCTACAATAGGTTGTAAACCTTCTAATGTAATTAGCTGAGGTTTGTTAAAAACCTTACTAACAATATTCTGAGCTCTAGCCATTATTTCTCCATATTAAGCATTTTCTAAATTACTCGCACTCTTATCATCTTCAGAAACAGTGTTAGCTGTACCTTGACCTGATGGTGAAGCAGCTCCGTCTCCAGATCGGCTGGCATCTTCTTGATCAACAGTTAATAGTTCATCCATTTCTTCTTTCGTTGCATCATGTGGTACACGATAAGGAAGCCCCATAACTTCAGCGATATAATTAATATTATCTGGTGTTACAGCGATAAGTTTAGTTGCTTTAAGTTGTTGCATTGCTTTAGCGAATGCTGCAAAATCCATATTGAAGATATCACCACGTTTAAGTTTTGGTGTCTTCGTATCATCCCATCCATTACGTCTAAATAGATCGGGAATTAAATCTTTATTCACTTGAGCGAAGATGCTATCTAACAAACTCTCAACAACCATGCTCAACATGTCTCGTTTATTGGCTACACTCGATGATGTACCTTGAGCCATAATGAGAGCATCTGCAAATAATGCTTGCAAGATTTGATCTGAACGTGTTTTAACAACACTTGAGATAGCTGATATATTTGAAGCAGAAGATTGAACAATACTAAAATCAAAGTAAGGTTTACCGTTCTCATCAACATCTGATGGGAGGATAACAGATTGTTGCTCACCAATACCTAATTTAGTAACACCATCTTTCATAACCTTATATGTCATTTTCTGCTCATCTGTAGCAGTCTCAGTCATATAGATAGATGGAATCTTAACTACTGGAACACCATTAAGGTTTTTAACAGTAGCAATTTCTTCTGTCTCTAAAAGGTTTTGAAGTTTACGCCAATGGTTGTAGCAGTAGGATAGTTTTGATTTACCCTCTGGATTACCATTCGTAGCATTGTCTCTAATCAATAAGAAACGATCACGAGGAATGAATGTATCATCACTGAAAGTAGTTTTTAATGTAATCAATCCATTTTGAAGATCAACTAAATCAATTTCCTTTTGATAACATCCCAACACTGTTCTTACTTTTTCATCGAACTTCCACTTAGCAATACTTCCTTGAGAACGGATAGGTAGGCGTTTAATACCAATCTTACCATCATCGTATTTACTACCATTCTTCTTACGTCTAAAATAGAATACTTTTTCGTGAATAGAGAATCCGTATTTATTAACAGACATAGCTTCACGAATAAACTCATCAAGAGTTTGATCAACCATATCGTTGAATACTTGTTCTACAAAGTCTTTACGTTTCTTGTGTCTATCACTTTCATCGTAAGATTCAAAGTAGTAAGGTGTACGAGAAGCAATTACGTTTACAATGGATAGGGCAGAAGCAATAACGATGTTCTGTTCCATTTGATCGTATGTAGCAACACAATAAGGGAATTGTAAATCCTTTCGTGTTTCTGATACTACTAAACCACCATTAATCTTTAAACCTAAGTTACCAATCTCTGATTTAACTTCGCCATAAGTGGCACTTTTCTTATCATTCGTTGCTTCAGAATTTTGTGCCATTTCTTATAGTTTTCCTTGTTTAAATAAAAAGAGCATCACAATCTTAGTAATGCCCCATTAAAGTTTGGTAGTTCTTTATTTGTTGCTAATTTCTGTTGACAAGCAGAAACGCAGTCTACTAGCTTTTTTTGTTAATGAGTATTCGTTAATTACTCACCAAGAGAATCATTTAGATTTCTTGCTATATGTCACCATATAGATCAGACCATATCTTCTATAGAGATTATTCTATAGCCTACCGCTTCGGAATCACTTGATCCCTACTCCCTTACATTCATCAGGGATGGTCGTTACACTTGATAATGATTTTTCTTGTGATGTCCCACACCTCTGTGTTCTTCAAAAGTTAAAACCTCTAAATTTGAAACACAGTTGTTAGTTCTATCGTTGTCTTTATGGTGAACTTCTTTACCAGTTACATCACATATGAATGTGTTAGCAACAAGTCGTGAAACATAGAATTTTTTCTCAACATTCTGAATGTCGAAGAGTCCCAAGAGAACACTCCCACATTCTCGAAGTTGTGTTTTTAAAACACGTAGAACCGTACCGTCTTTTAAGACAATACATTTCAAACCCCAATCTTTAAAAGGTACTGAAAAAGGTTCATCATTCGATTTTGCAGTATCAAGCATATGGCGAGTAATTGTTCTTTGCTCACCGTTAAACATAACCTTCTTACTGTAAACTGTCGTATAAACTACGCCACTACAGGTAATGTAGTATTTATCCTTGATACTTCTCATGTAGGTTGAAATGTTTCTAATTTCCATAAAATCCTCATATTTGCAATATATTTTCAGTATGTTTATCAAGCACGGCATTGTCTATATTGCTACAGGTGTCCACCGTTTTCAATAGGTTTAGAGACGACCTAGTTGTTAATCGTCTTTTTTGTAAGCTGTTGATCGTTTCCCATCAAAACCCTCAAGTTCATCTAGGAAATAATCATTCCACTCACCTTTAACAATTCTTACTAATCCTGTTTCAGCTAATGCTGAGAATGGTAGGAACTGAGATAGTTTAGAGTTATGTGGAGAGTGTTTTAATAATCTAACAGCAACACCTTTCTTAGCACACTCATTAACCCATTGTTGAGAAGCCCATCGAGCTTGTGCGTTAGGGTCTTGAGGGATAAAGGTGTTTACGATAGTATCGCAATACTGCTGATCTTCAATCCCAGTGTCAATAATCCAATCAACAACATCTAGAATTGATATTCGATTTCTTCTGGCATCTTCAATATAGTAGTATCCATCTTCACCATAAGACATCATAACTGATGCTGTATAGTCAGGATGTGGACTAGATTCAGAAGGCTTTGTTGCTGCAATATCCCAACACCGAACTCTGCGTTTAACTTTACAAGGAATAGAATCGACAAACTCAACCCAATCTCTCTTGAAGTAACCTGAGTTTTCTTCCCTAGCATACCAGTTGCCTTTTAACAGTCTCTCCATTTTAATTCTAGGGGAGTTTGCTAACTGAGCAACATAGTTAGGGTTTTTCTTAAGCATTAGTGGATTGTCTAAGCAAGTTGCACCAATGAATGAGAACGACTGTGGAATACAGGTTGATTTACCTTCCATGTCAAGTGGAAACTTCTCTTTATGCTCCTCAAACAGCTCTTCATAGCTACTTGACCAGAACATCTTACTACCAATTCTTAAGTAGTAGCGAGTGTCACCATTTCTTTCTGGAATCGGTCTACCTTCAACTAACTCACTCTCAACATAAGAGCCTCTAGGGTATAAGTAATAGTCGGAAAGCCAATCACACAAGAAGCTGTCTGGGTCTGGATTGCATGTTAACCAAATGCAAGGTGTAATGTGATCTGATGTGGCACGAAGTCGAGTAATTAGCCAAGAAATTTCTTCCTCGCTTAAATGAGTCGCCTCGTCAACCATTGCGCAAGTAACCTGAATACCTTGAATGGAATCCATACCAGCTTCACCATCAAGACCGATGAAGTTAATTGTTGCACCGCTTGAGAAAGTGATCTGCATAGGTTGTTTTGTATATCGCATACCTTTATCGTATGCCTTGAACATCCTGATAGCTTCCTCGAAAGCACCACCACCTTTCTTAAAGTCTGTTGCATTCTTACGAACAACATAACCAGAGAACAATGGGTCATCAACGTACCACAAGAACCTCATCAATCCTTGATAAGTCTTACCACTCATTGCAGCGCCGCCAAATACAGTAATAAAAGCTTTTGAGTTGATGAATTGCTCTTGTCTTTTGGAGGATGGTTGAAATAATACGTCTTCCTTCAATACTTCCTCCTAATTAACTAGCCATGTTTGGATTAAACTTACTCTGATTTACAGGTTTAAATTCATCTTGGTTATCTGAACCAACACCCTCTTTCTCATTTAAATCGTGACGCTTAATTTGCTCATTAAGAGCTTTAAGTTTCTTCTCAGCTCGATGATTCTCTTCTTTCATAATATGATTATCAACAGAGATAAACATAGCAATGTAATCTTGAGCCATTTTAAATTTAGTTGTAGGTTTTGCATCAGAATCTTGAGAAACTGCTTCTAAGGCATCCCCTGCCATTTTAATAGCTAACTCCATGCTACTGTTCATCTTAGCTTTGATTTGAGCAGTAGTGATTGGCAAGCGTTTAACTTCAGCCATATTGAATATCCTTAATAAAATACATGACCATCAATTCTACGAGGTTTTACATTTGTCTTAAACCTAACACCAAGCTTAGTGGTGTTAAAGTATAGAGCGTTACCTACATGATTCTGAGTAGTGCATGAAATAGAATCATAAGCAACTTTTCTAATCTGTTGCCATTGTTCTTTATGTTGAGCGTCTTTGTAAGAAAGCTTTGGTGGTTTGCTTAGAGAGACGTTCTTATTGTAGAAAGAGAATTGACCTTTCTGTTTGATTACACCACAAATACTGTTAGGGTAGTTTGGATGCTTACTTCGGTTAATAATTGTTTGAGCTACTGCTTCTTGACCTTTCTTTGATTCACCCCTAGCTTCAAACCATAAGGCGACAGAAAGACACATTGCTTCAATAGACATTAAAAAAAGTTCCTATCAATAAAAGAAAGGAACGTATTATACAGAAACTTGTGTATTTATACAAACATGTGTTTATTTATACAATTCATCAACAGCATCCACTAAAGCAGATTGTTTGATGATACATTTATTATGTTGCACCACTTCTTCATTAATCCAGATAGCGATATCTTTAGATTTATTAGAAGGGATTTCCTTAATCTCTGAACACTTTGTTCGTAGAGATTTATCAATTACTGGAATTGGAATTACTGTTGGCTGATCTAATGGTTTCGTTTTGGACTGACAACCACTCAGCAGAAAAACACTCGCTAGAATCAGAAATGTTGTTGATAATAGGTTGGAGTTTTTCTTTAATGATAGTTTCTGTTTTAGTGTCGTTAAGTTGTTTTTCATATCGTTCACTCACTTCACTAATACGTTTCTCTGTTTCATTTTGTTTTTTTAGAAATTCAATTGTTTTAGCTTGACTTGTAATAACAATAGTGCTTAGTTGTAATTCATGTTCTTTCTTTAGAGATGCATTACGTTCATCTAAGATATTACAACGTATTAAAAGAGCTACAATGACAATTGAACATAAGGCAATAACAATATACTGCCAATACTTTAAGATTAAAGTTAGATACAGAAGCATGTTAATACCTTTGAGATAATATTTGGAACGGAATTATAAGATATGCTATGACTCTCGATTCACAAGTTTACTTAAGCACTTGCTTCACTACACCTTCTTGGTTTCCGCAATAAATTCCTCATTCGCTTACATGGTAGAGGGCTACACGATATTCTCTTGCCGTAATATTTATTACTGATCACAAGAGGTATTTGAAATATAAAACCCAACAGTTTGAGCATCTACAGTCTAATCATAATTCGTCAATTACTTTCTGTACAGCACTTTCGGAATCCGAAGTTCTAGGCTTGTCGGGTAAACTTTAAAATTCATTGGTGAGGTTAGTGTCGATCACCACGACATTCTCTCTCTGCTGTTTTAAGGCTTTGAGATACCGCAACTTCTGGGAGAAAGTTGATCTTGGAGTATTTGAATTAAATTAAAAATTAAATTATATGAAGTGTTCCCATTGGATACGCTTAAGGTGTGTTAATTCACATATTTTGATTAGTACCCGATATTAACACTTCTATAATTTAACTGAGATAAAAAGAAACCATCCAAT